AAATTCATACCCAAAGAAACGTTTGGGTATAAAGCAGTAGTTGTCATGCCCATTGTGGTTGTACTGGTAGAAAATAGTATCGCTCCGGTATTATTTGCAATGTAGCAATTGCTTCCATCGTGTCTTAGCGTTAAATTGTCATTTATTTTAATTCTTCCCAGCGAATCAACTCCCATTCTTAAAGTGCCACCAGTAGCAAGCCCCATAGTATTATTACCTAATCGGTATAGACCACAATCGGCATCGTTCAAAAATCCTATCGCTGGTGTTGCGGCAGTTCCATCGTTATTTCTTATTAAATTAGAATAGACCGTGCCCCATAAAGCATTTGATTGACCCAAATTCATACCCAAAGAAACGTTTGGGTATAAAGCAGTAGTTGTCATGCCCATTGTGGTTGTACTGGTAGAAAATAGTATCGCTCCGGTATTATTTGCAATGTAGCAATTGCTTCCATCGTGTCTTAAAGTCAGTTTATCATTAACAACTACCCTGCCTGTTGAATCAATGCGCATCCTAGAAGTACCATTAGTACTCCATCCTATTGTGTTATTCCCCAATCTATATAAACCGCAATCTGTGTCATTTAGGAATCCTATAGATGGAGCGGCTACTGTTCCGTCCTGCATCCTTATTTGTCCTCTCACTAATGAGAGATTTCCCCAGTACATATTTAATGAACCACTTGCGTCCATTTGCATTCTCAGAGCTATTGAATTTGGAGCATCTCTATTAAACCATCTGAAGGTGTTCGTATTAGCTCCTAGCCCTGAACCGTATGAAACAAAATCCATATAGCCAGCAGGGTCAGCGGAACCGTCATTATTTGCTAATAAGTGTATATATGGGCCCCCATTTGCATCACTTAATTGCTCTACGTTACTTTGTATATAAGTAAATGCACCGGGTGAAACAGCGCTCCTTTTAAGACCTCCCGAAGTATTTGTAGTAATTATACGCCAAGATTGTGAATCTGTGGTCTCTAAATATTTAGAAGTATCGGTAAGGTTAGGAATAATGTTTTGCTTCCTTGCAAGTTGAGCACTCGTCAAAGTTTTGGAATTAAAAGCCGTGGTGTCAGAAGTATTAAACTTATAATTCAACAGTGCGTCCACCATTACTTTTTTATAATAAGTAGTCGTATCTGATTTATTAAACTTATAATTTAATAAAGCATCAATCATCGCTTCCTTGTAATAATTTACAGTGTCGGCATTATTGAATTTCGCATTAAGTAAAGTGTTTACCTGTGCTTCGGTGTAAACATTTTTAAGACTGTCAAACAAGGCATTTCGCTTGGTGTTATTGTAGGAAAGGGAATCTCTCACTACGTCCATCGAGTCGCTAACTATACCTGCAAAGTTAGTCCCGCTTTGCGTAGTAATAATGTCTAAACTTTCATTATTGTAATTTAATGTTATTTCATTAACCTGATCTGAACGTCCCTTATTCGTAAAAATGAATTTACCCGCTAACCATGCATTAATATTTCCCAATGAATTAGTAATCAATAAATGATAAAAATAGTCACGTCCCGCTCTTAAACTATCAAGGTCGGTTATGTCCTCGTCAATCACTATAATGCTATCCGTAAAGGTCACTGCGAATGATTCTAAAACTGATGTTACAATTTCATCTTTCTTTATGTAGAATCTTCCCGTATATCCGGTAAAATCAAATCCGGAACTGTCATTATTCAATACTATAACTTCTAAATGAAAATCATCAGTATAGTAGTGACTTAAATCGAGTTTTGTCGGCACACTTACGTTTAATCTTTGCCCAAAAAGCGTACCACAAAGAAAGAATAATATTAATAATTTTTTCACCTTATCTCCCCCAGACTCTTACGTAGTACCTTACAGTTTCCCCTTCCGCCTTAAAATATAAATTAGGATTTAATGTTGTATTTAACTTAGGTAAAGTTGATGTGATGCTTGGAATAAAAACCATAGTATTTGTTGCCGGAAAAGCTGCATCGGTACTTACATATAAAGTGTCGCTTACAATCAAATCACCTTCGTAGGCTTTTGTGAATAAAGTAAGTAGCGTGTTTGATACGGAGGTTATTATTTTTCTCGATAACGTATCCATCCCTGTCGACGCTACCGTATCAGTACATCCCCTGACATAACTTGATCCATTTTCAAGGTTAACTCTCAATACCTGAATAAGCCCATTTAGTTCAGTAATGTTAGCATATACCGAATCCAGTAGTGTTTTTTTCAGTCTTTGAATATCACTTATAGTATGTAAAGTATCTTCCGTCCCCCTATCATATCCCTTTATTAATCTCAATTCATCTCTGGCAATTTTAGAACTATCATTCGCTGAAGTTAAAAGTTCCCTATTCTCCTGAGTTAGTCCGTTTCCTTCCTCTATATTCGATTCAACGGAATCTAACTTAGTCCCGGTCGCACGTCCTAAATCAGAAATGTTATGCAACGTATCCTCTATGCCTCTTGTATAGCCTTTAATAAGCCTAAGTTCATCATTACCGCTTTTGGTTGAATCTACGTTCCTTTGAGAGAGCATGTTGCCCTCCTCAACGTTTACCTCTACTGAATCTAATTTAGTATTCCGAAGTCTATCTAAATTACCAAGTACGTGAATAGAATCTACCGCTCTTTGAGTGAGCATGTTATTTTCTTCAGCGTTGACTTCCAGAGAATCAAGTTTAGTATTTCTAAGTCTGCCGAGGTCATTTGCAGTATGAAGTGTATCGTTAGTCCGTTGCGTCAAAACATTATTTTCTTCAACATTAACTTCAACTGAATCCAGCCCTATAGAAGAACTTACATCAACCGATAATTTTCCGGTTGTGGTTGTTAGCGGAACCCAATCCTTAGATAAATATGTCTTCAGCCTAAAAGTTCCCTGACTATCCGCTCCATTTATATAGGTTACTTTATAGTAGTACCCCAAAACAGGTGTAACAAAATTAGTAGTAGAATCCAGCCTTGAATAGCTCCAGTAAACCTGTTTATCAAAATTAGTCCCATCGTTGCTAAATTTAACTCTTAACCCGTTTGCAGCCGAGCTTGAATCGCTATATACCGTTATTACGATAGATGAATAATTCCAGCATTCACTCCTGTTCCCTGTGTAGGTTGAATTTTCGTCCAGCGTAACTACGGTGGAATTATTGCCATCATTTTTACCCTGTGCAAATAAACTTATACTAATAAATAAAAATAAAATTACTTTTTTCACTTTGTCCCCCTTTAATCGAAGTACGATTTTCTTCTCTTTCCAAATAAAATATTTTTTGCTTTTTCCCTTTCTTGCTCTGCAAGTTTCCTAATAAACTTTTCTGCTTTCTCTGCATCCATCCTGCTATAAATAGGATAGAATTTATTTAATCTTTTTTCTAAATTCTGACCGCTTAATATCTTATATTTTCTAAATTGTTCGTCTGTCGCTTCCTCTCCTTTTACCTTTGGTCTACCCGGCAGTCCTAAATGGATATTATTCTCTACTATAAAATTCATAGGTTTATCGGTGTTCTTATCTGTCGCTTGAAAAGGAAATCTTCTATAACCACTTTGCTTATCCTCTCCGTAAATGTCTACCTGTGGTTTTAAATTAGCAGTCCCCAATTTAGATTCTACTGTGTCCCAAAAGCTATCCTTTTCGTAAGATGTAAAATCCCCCTTCATAGTTCTTATCATACCGCCTATATTTGGTATTGGAGATGAAACTATTTTCGCAAGTAAATTTTCATCACCTTTTGTTATGCTCTCCAAAAGACTTTGCGCACCCCACATAAACGACTGGGCAAGCATAGTATTTGTTGCTTTACCAAACAATAAACTTATTTTTTCATCTAAACTATTATCATCTTTATTAAACTTGGTATCATATTTACTATAGTCGCTTATATTCCCTCTCACTGCCAGTAAAACACCAAAAGGATTTATATTTGAATAAGGTATGCCTTTGTCTCCAAAATAAATATGGTTGGGTTTATAACCTGATTTCAACCATAGCTCTTTTTTGTTTCTGTCGGCGGGTCCATCCCCGGTTATAACCACATCACCCTTAGCTTGTAAATATTCCAGTGCTGTTAATACGCTCGTTCCAGCAATCGCCCTTCTTACCATAGTAGTCTTTTGTCTCGAACTTAAATTAGTCCATCTTCCTTCCGGATTTTTACCGGAAATTTGCCCGTATGCTTCCTTCATACCAGCTTTGCCTAAGTAATAAGGTGTATGCTTTAAACCTTCTTTAACAAGATTTGTAGATACTCTTATAAACGGGAATACCCATTTTAATAAAGCGTTGCTATTTGTAAGCCTCTGAAAGTAAGCTCCTGTTTGCCCTAAAGGTTCAGTAAAAGTAAGTTCCCTTGCATACCTATGATAATCCTGAATAGTCTGGTAATATTTTTTTTCAGTATCGGTTAAATCTTTAATATCCTTAGTCTCGTTATTTATGACTTCTTCTAAGCTATTTAATTTCTCTCTTATGATATCTTTGCTCTCACCTTTTTTAGCAAGATTTTTTACCCCAACTTCTTTTTCAATATTTCCGGCAATGTTTCTAAAGAAAGCATCCTCTACTTTTAATCTGTTAGTAGGAAGCAAAATATGTCCTACTCCTGCCAGTTTCTTCAATAAAGCATTCTGAACGTTTAAAGGCGAAGGGTCGTAAACTTTACTTAATTCTTTTTTATCCCAATCAAATTTAGAAAGTTCTTTTTTTTCTCCAGCATAAATTTCCTGTACTTCTTTTACAAAATCTTTCCATCCTGCCTTAGTGCCTTTCAGCATTGCGCCAATATTTTGAGGTTCAAACGCTGCCCTTGATAGAGTTTCAGTAATAGCATAAGTTGAGTTTCCGGTAATATTTGCCACATCTGTATAGGGATTAAAAAGCAATGACTGATACCACCAGAATACAGCTTTGTCACCTAAAGTAGGATCTGAAAGTTCTTTTAATTTCTTGCCCAAAACTTCAGGTTTATCAATATCTGCACCGGTTTCTTTTAGTTTACCGTAAGCTTTGCTTAAAATATCGAATTCTCTTGGGTCAACTTTCCTATTCATTGATTGCAAAACTCTTGCGCTCTCACTAACCGCTCCCATTATCTTAGCCTGCATCGCATTATGGGTTAGCATCATATCTTTTAATTGGGTAGCATTTTCAGGAGATAATTTATCGCCGCCCTCTTTTACAATTTTTGCTATGCCTCCAAGGTTATCAACTAAAACCTGCTTCATTCCGGTTAATTGCTCTACGTTCCTTGTTTCGCCTTTCCTTAATTTTAGAATATCCTTATTCGTAATTCCTAAAGTAGCGGCTAAATCATTAACCACGTTTTCAGTCATTACCCCTCTGGACTTATCTACACCCTTTCCAACTTCATCTAAGTATTGATTTAATTCACTATCGGATGTCATTTTCTTAAATGAATTGAAATGACTTTTATCTTTTATAGTACTTTCAAACTCCGCACTTATTTTCTTTCTTTGCGTTTCTGTTCTTGGAAATTCAGGAATAGGACTTTTTATTTCAGTCTCCATTTTTTCAAATGGTACTTTTTGATCTTCTAGGAGTTTTGTAAGTCCCGGAGCTTTTTCTTTCAGTTCAGGATTTGTGATTAATTCTTTAACACTGGAAGAAAACTTATCACTCGGAAGTCCTTTCTCAAATCCTAAATTTTTATATTCCCCTTCGAGTGACTTCAAGGTTTCAACATCTAATTTATTCGAGAGCACCCTTCCTATTTCTTTAGCAAAACTTGTTTCAGGTGTATAATCAGCATAACTAACCTTAAAACCTTCTCCGGTCTTTTGGGTATAGGCTCCCGCTATATCACCTTCGCCGGTTACACCTAAGTTCTTTTTATGCTCTAATGTCACGTCTGGCTGGTTTTCAAGCCATCCCTTGAAAATTCCACCTGCTATCTTGGGTCCGGTTATTTCAGCCTGTTTTCCAACTTTTTGAACCGGCGCTATTTGATTTTCGCCTGTTTTCGCAATTTCCTTTTTTAAGTCGGGTCCAGTCCTTTCTATACCTGTAGCCCCTTTAGCTGTTTGCTCAACCGGTACTTGCCCAATAGATTCCGTACCCTGTGTAGTTTCTTTATTAACCTTTTGAGAACTTTGTCTGTTTTCATTTAAGTTCCTCAAATCTTTTATTGCTTGAATTTTCTCTGCTTTTGTCCCTGTCTGGATAATTTCTTTTAATTTCAGCTTACCTAATCCGCTATGTATCGCTAATGGTATTGCTACTTGTACAGCCAAATCACCTAATTCGGCAGCATATTTTTCTGTTGCATTTTCTGGCTTTATTATTTTACTTACAGGTTGCGTAATCCATTCAGCCGCCTCTTGCCCTAATACAGCCTGCGCAGTCTCTAACCCCGCCTGAACCCCGGTATTTATTATTCCTAATCCTGTCGCATTCGCTATACTAAAAGCAATATCCTTTACGCCTGTTATTGCGCCCAGAACATTCCCACCGCCAATTTTATCTAACCCTTCCTTAATTCCTTCTACTGATTGTTTAGCGAGTACTCCTATGGGATTTATAAACATTGAATTTTCTGCCGCATTAGAAATGCCCTTTGCGTATTCTGCTCTGTCTCTTTCTTCCTCAGTCCCTTTCTCTATGCTTTGGACTGGTAGAATATCCATTTGCTGTTTTTCGGTAAGCGAATTTATAGCCCTGTCGTAATCAGCCAATGCCTCTTTATCATTATTTTTGTTAGCCCAATCATAAAGTTTTGGTAAATCATTTTCGGTTATTCCATATTTTTCACGTACCAGTTTTAAATTGCTATTTACCTCTGCATTTTTAGCTAATATAGTTACATCGGGTAGGACATTATCCTCCGTCTTAGCGGCATTCTTATTCCGTATGTGCAGAACAAAGTCTTTTGCTTCTTCAGGCGTAATTCTCCGGTTAAACCAGTCCCTATTTTTTAGTGGCTGCGACATTCGTTTTTTGCGTTTTCTGATAACGATAATATTTAGGATAAAAGTCCATCATATAAGAATTGTGTATCTCCGCTATTTGTTCGTCTGAAATATTAGAATTCTGTTGATTCTTTACTAATTCATCTGCAAATTGTTCGGGTGTAGGTGATTTACCACCCCCCTTACCGTCATTTGTTATCCATTTTCTTAACATACCGGTTATCAATCCGGCGGGTTTCTTACCGGCAATCCTGTAAATATCCTCTGCAAATCCACCTTCATCTAATGAAAGCTCTACTGTCTGCTTATTATAGTTATCTCCATAAACTCTTGTAATCAACCCTGGTTTAGTTATATTTTCCCCGGTATCATCAAACGTAGGGTTGTCAATCGTTTTTTCTTCTACAAAATGAGGCTGTGGCGGTCTTGATGCTCTCTGTCTTTGATAGTTTTCAAACTCATTTTGTGTTACATATTTATTTGGGTCTCTGAATAAAAAGTTTTCTCCCGCTCCAAAAATTCCTTTGTTAAGTTCACCGCCTTGAAATCCCCTGCCCTCAAAGGCTTTATTCCCGGTAACATCAGCAAAAGAACCCAGAGCATTTATTTTTTGGTCTGTCAAAGCCCTTGCGTTATCTGCCAACGCATCCTTTTCCATAGCCTTATTATGCTCGGTATTTGAATCGTAATATTTTTCCATCATATTTAGATTCCGTTCTTTCAATCTTACTTCTTCAGCAAATTGCTCCTGTTCTAACTTTTGCCTTTTTGACTGAAGGTAAGCATCTAAAAATATTTTACCGTATTGAAATCTTTCTGCCATTTTATACTCCGTAATCGGTGTACTTCATATCCATTATGTTATTAAAGTCAGTGTACTTGAAAGGTTTAATTTTAGTAGCTCCGGAATTACCAGAATTGGACTTGCCTAATCCACCCAAATAACTTCCTAATAAACCACCGCCTATATTCAGTAACCCTTCCCACCAACTCGGTTGAGATTCTTCAAATTGCTCCTGATTTTGTTTTAAGCCTGCATAATATTGCTTATTCTGTAAATCCATACCCATTACATTATTAGCCTGTCCCTGCGCCTCCAGATAGAAACCTTCCGTAGCGTTTGTCGCTTTCTCTCTGTTCTTTTGCTCTATGGCTTTCCTTTGTTCACCCGCCATATAAGATGAACCTCCATAATCCCCGCCCATAGCCATCGAAAGACCTAAGAGAGAATCAATAGTAGGAGTAGTCTCATTTAAAGTCTTAGCGGTATTAGAATAGAATTTCTGGTATAGTTCTGAATCGGGGTCGGTAAGTTCCTCGTATCTTTCATTCACCCAATCTTCGGTATCTTTCTTATCCCATTCACCTTCTAATTGTTCAAGGGCTTCTTTATTTCCTAAAAATCCCTGTTCCTGATATAGTCGCCTTAATAAGTCACGTTTTTGCTTTTCAGTCGTAACTATTGTTTTGCTATTTACTGTCGGCATTTTTCACCTTCTTTTGTTCCATTGCTTTAACTGTTTCCGTGTACTCAGCTTGAATAAACTCCATAATCCCCGCTCTTTTTAATTGGGATTCCTTTAATTGACTTATAAGTGAATCCACCCTTACATATTCTCTTTGAATCATTATAAATTTTCTTTCGAGGTCTTTTAATTTTAGGCTGTCTTGTGCATAATAAAAACCTGACAGGAATAATATCATTAAGAATATTTTCATAAATTTTTACCCATTATTAATCCATTTGTAACCGTGTATACATCTGCGCCAATTGTGATTGTTCCAGTCCATGCAGCCGTCGAGCTAACTGTTCCATAACTTACAGTCATAACTCCGTTTGTTAATGCACTATGGTCAACCTTAGAGAGAGTAAGAGAACCATCTGCAAGGTCTGTTAAATCTGCATCGGCTGCCTGCTTGCCGTTTATTTGGGATTGGGCATCGCTTGTTAACCCACCTATATACTGGAATTCAGCACTGGTTACAGTTCCATCTGCAATCTTTGTCGCATTAATCAGTGACGGAAGATCTGAAGCGGATATAGACCCCCATATTCCACCAGTGCCATTAGACCTAATATATTGCCCATCAGTTCCACCGCTCCCGCCTACTTTGTATAAATTTGCGCTAATGTTGCCCGAATTAGCTGATATATTGGTTGCTACATATAATACACCGCCTACCTCAAAATCAGTAGAAGTGGTTAATCTTGAATTTGCAACAACAACACCTAATGTCTGTACACCTCCACCCGATCCATAAAATTGTACATCACCATCCGAATTTAGAACAACCCTTTTTCCCGTAGTTGCCGTCTGTATAGTTCCGCCCGTAATAGTAGCACCGGTAATCGTAGAGCCTGTTTGGATAGCTCCGGTTATTGTTGCGCTTGTTGCTGTTAAGTTTCCATCCATATCAACTCTGAATTCAGCATCTAAAAAAGTAGCATCTCCTAACTGTAAACCGGAAGATGTAACTTTCAAAATTGCATCACCTGTACCGGTTGTTAAATATCCCGTGATGTTTGCACTTGTTGCCGTTAATGCTCCTGCCGGCGTTACTCTGAATTCAGCATCGGCAAAAGTTTCCGAACCCAGATATAACCCACTTCCATTTACCTGTAGTGCACTTTCACCAGTTCCTATTTTGAGAGAACCGCCGATTATTTGCGGAGAAATTATATAGCGTGATGCCAATATGGAATCTGCTTTTACAGTACCTGTTTTTAATTTATTGCCATCTATTACAGTCGAATCGTTTGAACCATTAAAGGCTTTAAATATCCCGTAAACATTAACCTTGCTTGCACTGATATCTATTGTTGTAGGAGAAAGATTTATATAAGCCACAACAGAATCAAGCAGCGTTGATCTTGATACTTTTAAATTTATGTTTCCTGCATTCAAGGTTATAGCAGACCTATGATTAACTATAGTATCATTTAACCCGGTAACATTTGTAATCGGGATTGAGTTTGATAGAGTTACATTACCGTTTACATAGAGCTGAGTCCCATCCCATACCAAAAAATTACCAGCCGGATTCCCGACTGAAAATTTCCCAACACCTCCAGTTTTGCCTAACCAGAAACCCGTCCCTGTATGATAAGCCGTTTGCCCTGAACGAATATAACCCGAATCTGCGAGGGCTATCTTTCCATTTTTAAGGTAAATCCCACCTTTGGAATATAATCCGTATTCATCTTTCATTTCCGGGAAATCTGCGTCTGTTAATCCACCCAATCTTCCAAGTTGAGTTTTTACAGAAGCGATGCTTTTCCAGTCCGCCCACGAATCTACCTGATCGCATATTCTTATAAAAGGCGAATATACTTCGTCAGTATACAACCCTATTGTTCCGCCTCTGGTCGGGTTGGTGGCAAGGTCTGTATTCCCTATCCTTACAAAAGTATCCCCTTTTTTGGGAATTCCTTTATTTGCAGGTGTCCCCGCCAAAGCAGTATAAGTCACTCTTAACCCGGCTACGCCTGACACCCGGTAGATTAATCTCTTTACCAGATACTGATTATTATCTACATCGCCGTCACCGTTAAATGTAGCTCCGCTTAAATTCACCACCTGACACATTATAATATCATTTACAAAGAAAGGAGCTATCCCGTGTCCTGTTACATCTTCGCAATCAAAATAACTTCCTGATGATCCACTTACCTTTGCAACAGAAGCTACTAATAAATTTCCGTTAGTAGCCCTTATCTGATTTATGATTAATTCCCAAACGCTTAATGTTCCCCTTAAGGTTAGATTATCAAGTTCTAAAGTATAATCGCTCGAATCATTATATAGTTTCCATCCCTTTCCTAATTGCCAGCCCCTCGTGAATGTTTGACTTCCTAATTCGCCCTTATCAAAAATAGTAACCGCATTATTTGTTTTTGTAGTCCCTATTCCGATAGCTTTACATAATGTCCCCGCCATCTCCACGTAATCATTACAGTCTGTATCGGTAACTTTCTGAAGTTTATTAAGTTCGTCATAGACCTTCATTAAAGCCTTATCTACTGCCGGGATATTAGTCGGAGTAGGTCTTAGTTGCGCCCATAAAGAAGTAGATAAAACTAATAGTAATAAAATCTTCCTCATCTTTTCCCTTCCAAATCTCTTTTCACTATTCCCAAACTCCAGCATTTTGAAACTGTATTTGCTGAAGTAGTTGCTAATTTAAACTGTAAGCTTTTTGCTTTTCTATCGCCCGTGGCTATGTTATTTGAAGTTAAAGCAGTAGTTACCGCAGCCCCATTCACCCCGTAGGTCACAGTTACGTTTGAACTATCGTCTAAAATCTTATACCATTTTTTGCTTTGAGAAGCATCGGGAGCTATCTCTCTCGAAACCCATATTAAGGATTCGTAGCTGCTTGAACCCCATAATTTATACTGGTTAGCGTTGGTTGAGTAATAAACTTCCCCATCTTTACCCACGAATAAACTCGAATTCGCACTCGAACCGGCATCTCCAAGTTCCCAATAGTCCCATCTCTTCCTTGCGAATGAATAAGTTAGGGTATATCCATTATAGGTATTACAGAAAATAACTACTTTCTTAATTGAAGAATAGACTACGTGAAAAGTATCCGTTGAGATTGAGCCAAATACATCTTCCCACGAAGTCCCGGAACCATACTGTTTAGTCTTAATGGGTAGTGAAAGTTCTATCACCTGTGAACCATCCGTAACATAAGCACCGTTCTTATCACCCCATATCAATCCGTAATCAGTAGAAACGAATGACTTATCCGAAAATATAGAGACACCCTCAAAAGAATCTTCTATAATTAAGTTCTCAGGGTCTATCCTTAACATCTTATTAGAACCCCATACAAAGAGTTTTCCAAAGAACCCCGCCATTGCTATGGGTATGAAGGGTAATATTAGAAAATCTTTTATCCAATTGAACGAATCATATCTATATCTCTGACTTCTGAATATCATCTGAAAAGCATTAGGCAGTCCTGTTTGGTAGCATTGTCCTATAAAATGAAAACTATTTACCTGTGCAGCTATTGTATGCTGTACATTTAAATAAATAATAGTCTGTGGTATTCCTGTTCTTTCTTCAAAGCTCGATCCCATAGTACCATAATCAGCGAAAGAATAAGTCTTATCTGACCCTGAAGTAGTCCAACTGGCATCGTTTATGTCTACGTTCTTAACCAAATACCATGTTCCTAAAATTCCATTATAGTCATATTTAGCTCTATAGATGCACATCCCCGATATTCTCTTATTTGTAGAGGCAATTCCATAAGCCTTTAAGGCAATGGTACAGTAATCAGCCGAATTTGAACCTGTTAACACTGAAGGTGCAACATCAAAACCTCCCGTACTCGCTCCCTGTATTGGAGATTCCTGATATCCATCATACATTAGAGAGAAAGAGTAAGCGTAAACGTCACCTACCTTAAAGAAATCAGCGTCTACCTCTGTATGGGAATTGTAAGTACAGCTTTCAATATTAAATTTCCCCGCATTCGTACCATGGTAATGATCTAAATATCCAATTATGGTATATAAATCAGCCGGAGCCGAACCTCCAAATTGACCGTAGGAAATATATCCAGCCCAGTAAGGGTCTGTTTCCGCAGCACCCATTCCCATGTGCACTTCTTTGTTACTTACGATGAAGCATTTTGGTATTTTCGCAGCCTGGTTTACGTCCGCCTGCGTACCATAAAAATCTGCTATCGAAAGTATATTCGTATTATCAGTGTAAATTAAACTCCATACTGAAGCTGTTTTTTGAATCCACGCACTACGGGAAACTTTTATTCCTACTGAATTACTTATGAGAGATTTCTGTTTAACAGATTGTAAAACTCCTTCCGCCACGTCAGGGTCAACGTTCTTTGAATATACCGCACAATTGTTCGGTATATCCTGCATATCCGGGTTGGTTATTAAGCCTCTATCAAAGTTATCTATGGTTATTGTATCACGTGGCATTAGAAATTATCATGTACTCCATTAGTTGAACAACTGTTTTTATTCCTATTGGAAATTCTTTTGCCATCCTTAATCTTTTCCTGGTATTTATTCGCCCACCATGCCGCTCCCTGCAAATCCCTTTTTAGTTCAACTCTATCATCAAACTGGACTGTTAAAGATGGGTATCTTGCCAGATAATCTGCGAGTACTCCCGCTATCAAAGCATCATGTAATTCTTCATCAAATTCCGGTTCATCACTGTCGCCCACCATACTATCAACTTTTTCTATATAAAAATACCTTATAGTAAGCGAAGGTATAGCGGTTAATTCCTGTCCGTAATAATCATAAAAAGTAATATCCCTGTCGTTTATGGAAAATCTTAATTGCTCTGTCTGGCTTACTTCTTTTTCGCTTGAATCTAAAAAACTTATATTATAAATCTCACTCACACTATCACTCAAGGTATAAGTAACCACATTTTCCTCAATGGATTCATCATAGGAGTTTTTTACAAGTCTTGTTTTTCGAACGTATTCTTTATAAATTCTATTCACATCTATTCCTACAAGGGTATCAACTATCCTGTATTCAGATAACGTCCTTTCAGGGAAGACTTGTTTAATCGCTTCTTTTATCTGTTGAAACGTCATACCGCCACCAATATTTCTATATTAGCCGTTGTAGCAGCATCGCTTGATTTAAATAAAATAGATGTTACAGCTAATCCACTGAACTCAAATTTTACCCAATTTCCAACCCCTGCAAAAACAACATCATAACTCGAACCATTATCCAGGGATATATAAACATTAGGCGTACTTGATGAAGCCGCCGATACTATCTTTACGAATAAATAAGTCGCTGATCCATACGCTATTGTAGCTATAGTCCCCAAATCTACACCTGATGCCGTAGTAGTATAAGCGGTATAATCTAAATCAGTCGCTGTAGTTCCTACTGTTTTTTCATACTCTGAAGAAAAAATCTTATCAATGGAACTATGGACTATCCTTGATTTATCGCTGCCGTCAACGCCTATCAATTCCTCTATAGGAGTTATACTTACTCTCGAATTTATATAAAAATTACTCATATTAAACCATGTAATTTCAATAGTGAATTAAATTGTTCTTTTAGTTCTTTCAGTCCTTCCTGCATTGCGTTATATTTACCCATCTCCTGCTGTATCTGAGATGAATATTTTTGTAACTTTGCATTAATCTGTATGCTATAACTTTGAACCTGACTGGAATAATTGGAAATTTTATCTTTCCAACTTTCTATAATCGCCTGCAAGGAATGTGCTTCATTTTGAAGTGCGATGTTATCTTTCCGGTCTGCATCGCTTTTTAATCTTTCAATATCAAGATCAGCTTGTTTTATGACCTTCTGGAGATTAGCCTGATAAGCCGCAACATCTTTATTAAATTCATTTAATTCATTCTGTATGTCAGAATCATACTGTTTAAGTTCAGTCTGCCTTAAAGTCTGCCATTTTGAAAGGTTAGACTGCCATTGCTGAACTTCTTTGTTTAAATTTTGACCGTATAAAGATACCTGCCCATTAAATCTTCCTAACGAATCTCTGTATAGGTTTATCAAAGCGGCTATAGTTTGGATTTCATTTTGTAAAGCAGTATCGTCCGTTCTTCGTGCGTTATCAAGTAATCTTTGCTGATCTAAATCTGCCTGTTTGATTGCTTTTTGTACGGTCGATTGATATTCTGCCAGTTCTTTATTAAACTCATTTAATTCATTAGTAATATCCAGTTGAAAGTTTTCAAGTTCAGTCGTTCTTTTTATTTTCCACATTTCTATGTTTTTATCAGCGTTTGATTTCCATGCTAAGACTTCCGAATTTACTTTCTGTACATACGCCTGAATATCTTCTGAATATTTTTTTAATTTTGATTCATATTCCTGAACTTGTTCTAAAAGTGTATTAGCTTTATCAAATTTATTAACATCGGTCGTCATTTGGGCAGCTTCAATTAAGGCTTGCTGTGTTATTTTAGCCTGCTCAATATTCTTTAAAATAGCTCCCTGGTAAACAGTATTAGCTTCATTAAACGTATTTAAACCATCTTCTAAAATATTTTTAGAATTCGTTACATAAGCCTGAACGCTTAATGAATATTCCTGGTATTTTGCGTTTGTATCGGCTTTAAATTTATCAAGTTCACTCGAATATCTTAAAACCTTAGCCTGATATTCCTGTATCTGTTGAACTAAAGCTTGGGCTTCGTTCTTTAAATTAAGATCGGTAGTAAGCTCGGCATTTTTTAAGGCTTCATTAACCGCTATATCACTTTCTGTTTTGAATTCGGAAATTCTTGTCTGAATTTCATTTATTTTAGCATTCGCTAACTCAATATCTTCATTAGTATCGAGAGAAGTTCCTAAAGCTGTAAACTGTGTCGCCAGATCAATTGCTTTATTCAAAACCACCGGCGATACTGAAGCATCCGTATATGTAAAAGACGGAGCCGATAAAGCCGTAGGAGCCGTACCTGTTATCGAGAATATCGGCACTCCCGGTAAATCAACAGAATAAGCCGGAGCCGTTCCAAAATCAGCAATCGAAGTAGCCGCAATCGTACCTGCTGCTGCATCACTCCACGTGAAAGCCGGTGCATCCGGAGTAACCGGTGCGGTTGAAGCTATGGTTAAATCCGTAATAGTAGGAGCTGCTGTTAACGTTATAGTAGGCTTAGTATACGTAGGAGCAGTGCCCAATGCGCCTATTGCTGTTTGTACCACGGTAGAAGCCGCCGCATCACTGTACGCAAAGCTTGGTGCGTCCGGAGGAGTGGGCGGAGTCGAGGCTATAGCTAAATCTGTTGGAGCCGATGTCATAGTAATAGTTGGTTTTGTATAACTCGGTGCTGTTCCCAAATCACCTACACTAACCACGCTCAAAGTAGTACCTGCCGCATCTACATAATCATAAGCAGGTATTGTCGGAGCCGTAGGAGCCACTGGTGTGGTTATATCTACCGTTAAAGCATCTATATCCGTCATTACCTGTGTAGTAAGCTGTTGTATTCTTCCTTGAATAGAAGCATATAGTATAACTAAATTTTCATACTCACCGGGGAAATTAGTAATAGATGAATCTGTATTCACGGGGGTTGGATAAGCCACCCCTATTAAAATTCCCCCTCCGGGAAGTACAAAAGCTTTTCCGTTTTCAATATAATAAGCAGGACTTTTAGTCGTAGCATAATAAATTGAATTAGTATCTTCCGCTTGTGTTTTGTACCCGGCATCAATTTTTATCGCAACATATCCACCTTTATGAACTCTTATAATCCTATATCCTGATATAGTAGTTCCTGCTGTTACAACCGTAACGCTTGAAGTGAATTTTTCTGCTTTTCCAACAGGCATTAAATCTATTATGAATTTAGCTCCTGCCTGAAGCCATTTATCCAGATCGCCTACGGTGGTAACAGTTCCAATATAATCTTGTACGAGGTCTATAAACGCCATTTAATTTATCCTACTTTTCTATATGTTGGTGTTTCTTTGTGGCATTTCTCGCAAAGAGTTCTTCCATTATTTATATTCCATAATTCATCGCATGCCATTGCATCTTTAAACGTTTTGCAATCGTTGGTTTTCATAATTTTGGCGAACATTACGGGATAGTGGTCAATATTTAATTTACCTCCACGTTGCCCGCAAATATGACAAGTATAATCGTCTCTTTTGAAAATTGCTTTTCTCCAGTTTTGGTACTTCGCACAAGTTCTAATTTTAACCCTGTCTTTAGTTACGCCCCCTCTCCAATGCCAGTGTTTTTCTTTTGAATAACTTCCGTCAAATTTTTTAGCATTAGGAACGCCGCCTTGTTTTAGTAATTGTAACCGAGCTAAGATTTTCATTTTAGTAATCATATCTGGACGATTAGCGAGCTCTTTACTTTTGCACGATCGGCAAAGTCCCCGCCATCTCCCTACGGTGTCTTTCCTGATCGTATATTCTTTTCCGCAACCCTTACATCGGACATAGACACGTTTTCTGACATAATCCTTATTCCACATTTCTTAATTGCCTGATTGGCTTATCATTTGGAATTGCGTCCCATCATAAATTAAATGCACCATTGCACCGCTTGCAATATCACCCGCCTCCAATGCGCTCACATCGGAAGATTCATAGATGTTCTTTGCTGTACCTCCGTCAATAGCTAATGTTGCCGCTCCTGTGTTCGCTGCTTCAGCTATAAATTTAACTTCCAATCCTGCCACTAAAGCAGGGAAGTTAGGTGTAAAATCAATTGTAATCGCATCGGCTGTACCCGCTACCATTGAAGCGGTAGCAAAGTTATAAGATACTCCTATATTTCCAGTGGAATCAAAACAAGTTCCGTTCACCCTCAATCCACCGGTATTTGTAGCAATCTCAATATCGGTAGTATTAGACCCACCCCTGGTAGTCTTGGTAACTCTGTCAATCATTAATCTGCTTGGTGTTAAAGCGTCCGATATCGCACGGGGTTGAAGTATAATACTATCACTTGACGCTATGCTCACGTAATTTGGTGTTGTAGGGCTATTGGTCACGCCTGAGATTAGTAAGGCATTACTGGATTGTATTTCTACATCCATACTATCATTACCACCCCAAACAGTCCTTGTCCTCAATTTCCCGTTATCTACATACCCTATGTTGTAGAATATACCTTTATAATCCTGTACATCGTTGCCCCAATAATTCTTTCCTTTTACTCTGGACGAAGTTGCATTATCATTTTCTGTCACAACCACTCCATAGTAATTAAGAGAACTATCTGTGCCTGCATTTATTAATGTCCATAAACTATCCTGGTTTATTGGTTTATATCCATTTGTAACCCATATTAAAACATCGTTATTATTAGCACCTAATGTAATATACTGATCTATGAGTGATATTCTTGCCCACTGGTAACCGTCATACGGATAACTAAAAGCATGTACCCCTTCATCATAAGTAGAATCAATCCTATGAAAGAATCCACCGCCATTGAGGGAACCCCTGCCGTATTCTTCTAAGAATACAACCCCTGAACCGGAGTAATTTTTTAGGTCTGTCGTATCACCAACAACTTTAAACTGTGCAAACATAGCGGAGGACAAAAGTAACCATAATAAGATTTTCATTTTTCCCCTCATAAAAAGGGAGGTTTCCCTCCCTTTGTTTTAGTCTTTCTGATATTGAATTATTCTAAAAGTAACAGTAACCGCCAGTAGTTGTCCTGAATTAGCTGTTATATTAAACAGATAATAAGGCATAGCCGGTACTTTTACTTTCAGCCCATCTGCTACCGCAGATATTGTAACAACATCCGCCACTGCTAAATTGGGATCGAAAATAATAGCCTTTGCTATTGTAGGATCGGTATATCCGCAATCATCAAGAACTTGTTTGTATTTAACTGCATTAGATGCAGTAACTGCGCTTGTCCCCGATAAAGCAGCGTTATTGTTATATCCAAGATATATATCCAGCGGTGTAGCTCCGGTATCTGTAGCTCCCGAAAAACTTATGAGTAAAGTCCACGGTTTATTCGGATTAAGGAAAGTTGGAGTTTTCTTTGTCCACGCTACTACGTTTGCCGCATCAATAAGGCAAGTGCATTTTGTATCAAGAAAACCATCTTTTGAAACGGATTTTTCTGTTACCCATTCACTTAATGTATTTGCAGCCATCTTATACCCCCTCTGCTACGTAAATTTGATGAGTAGGCAATAATGACAACCAGAAGCCAGCATCATAATTAATAACGTCTTTTACGCCGTTATAATCATTATCTGTTTTAATGTTTGTCTTATACTGCCACGGTTTATATTCTCTTATCCCGCAAGCCTGATCGTTCGGTAGCAGGCAGTAACCGCCGTATTCATTATCGAGCATTCTTGTCGGCATTAATTGAATTCTTCCAAATGGAGTAAAGAGTTCTCTTACATCCCATCCTAAAGCATTCTTTTTCATGTCACCCATAGTAACCTGCCCCAAGAATCCGAATTTTTTACCGTCAACGATTTTCTTGGCTATTCCACCTAAGAATTTGTACCCGCAGAATCCGGGAATAACACTGTTCTCTCTCTTGTCGAAAGTAACTTCTGTCATGTTGGTGAACATATCGAAGTCTAAAGTAGCGATCGGAAACTTGAAGATATTGGTATTAGAACTGATCGCTCCTGTACCGCTCCATGTAGTTCCATAATCCTCCAGTATCGATATGAACCCGTAGGTTGTTCTCACTGCCGAACTATTAGAATCTGAATCAGTAGTAGTCCTAAGATTTGCCTCAGTAAAAGTATCTGCTGTGGTTAAATTAGTGCCTACTGTTGAAGTAGATTTTAGCATTGCATTCTGAACCTGGTATTTCATTTCTTTGAATTTATTTTCCCTCAAACGTCCCATTTCATTGCTGTAACCTTTCAATTTGGTTTCATCATATAACTTCCCGGTAACTTCTATCGGTAAAGAAAAATAATGAGTCGAATTCCAGATTACAGAAATTTCGTTGTAGTAGGATTCTCCCGCTACTGAACGCTCGCCTCTTACAGTGCCAATGACCCTGCAAATATCATTATCTGCCAGTGTGATTGCGGTAGCTTTCAATGTTTTCATTTTAACTGTAGAAGTAGATGCTACATCACTAACAAAAGCTTGTCCTTTTTTAGTGGTTCCCGTAGTGTCCCATATTTCCACGATTAAATTAATTAACGAATCATCCGCTACCGAAGTAGATAATGTCAGCCCGGTTATAGTATCAATGCCGAAAGCACTTGATTCTGTACCATTAGCCGCTATTGTATCTGTAGAACTGTTAACTAAAAAATATTGATTTTGATATGTTGGAGTATCCTGGAACATTTTAAATAACGGATCTGGTACGGTCTGCACATCTAACTGTGATAACCATGTTAGCCACGGAGTTAAATCTTTCCAGTAAGTATATACTTCATTTCTGTCCGGATAAAACTCCCTACGTTCGGTAAATAAAATGCCGGAGGCTCCACCTTCAAATAGAATTTTGCCTGCAACTGCCATTTATGTCCCCCTTATTGTAATTTGTACATATAACTATAATCTTTCGATTTAGTAAATTTTGTTTTGTCGATTTGTTCATCATTCCCACCCCCGCCATTAAGCGGTGATGGTATATTTTGCTTTTCGATTCTGTTCTGAACATTATTTATCCCATTTTGAGATTTAACGCCCTTTAAATATTTGAAATAACCTAACAAAAATTCAGGCTTCATGCTTTCAGGAGATGATAATAACTCAAACGCTTCCTGTGATTCCTGCGGTGTACCTCCGGCTCTCTGAAAATCCGCAAGTGCTTTCGCCTTATTCTGATTAAACCTTTGCTGTTCTTTTGTCTGGTTCTCAAATTCATCAATACGCTTAATCTTACTTTCGACTGATTTCGTATTGAACTCACTCATTGCTAATTGATAATCAGCAACGTTTTCGAAATATTCCTGTAACGCCCTATCGTATTTTGCCGATGCTGAAGATAAGTTCGTCACCGCTTCAGTCGGGTCATAATCATTGGGTCTTACGGGTTTTTGCGGTCTTACCGGCGGCTTAAAATCTTCAACTTTTTCAACTGGCTTCTGTTGTTGTTCAAGATAATTAACCTTTTCCTCTAACCGTATTCTTTGTTCTCTTTCCGATTGTGTCTCCTGTAACCTTTGTTCAGCAATACGCTGAAAGTGTTTATAGGATTTCGGATTATCCACGTCTTTTAATTCATCCTCCACCACGTCTGTTGGATTCAGATTATTTTCAACATTATTTTTTAATGTTGGGTCTTGGTTTAACTGATCTTCTGGCATTTTTATTTCCCCTGCGATTTCTTCGATTGATCGCTCTTTTTGTTTTTAACTGTATCGGTTAGCCTCTGTTGCGTAAGTTGAACAGAAGAATCGATTTTATTATAAGCTTTATCTAATTTTACCTCAAAATCTTTCACTGCTACTTTCTTATTGGCTTCAACCTCACCTCTTTGTGCAGTCTGGAGGTCACCCTTTAAGCCTTTAATTTCTTCCTGCATTTGTCCTAATTGCTGCTGAAGTCTGGTTATTATATCTTCTTCTTCTATAATCTGGTCGAGGTTCGGTAAATCAAGCCTTTCAAGAATAGGGCGGTTATTCATAAGTACCTGACGATCTTTCATTTCCAGTAATAACTGCATTTGCCCTATTCTGTTAGTAGGCATCATTGAACCTGAAAGGCAAATAATATCATACCTGTTATTCACAAGGTCATTCTTTAAAGTTTTTAAAGTCCCACTGCCATCATAAACAGGTTCGTTAAAAACAACTTCTTTCATCTTCCTGTGGTTAGGTTCTACAATTTTTATCATCTTACGTTCGGTATAAACCCGGGGTATCATATCGGTAACCCACCAGAATAATTGATTTATCATACCTTCAATCTTGTCTTTTTTCAGCCTTACCCTTCTCTGCCCCATTTCATCAATGGTTAGAGTACCTTTATAAGTATCAGGCGCAGCCGTGGCATCTCCCGATTGGAAATCCCAGACTCCCAGGATAGATTGTATCTGTTTGTCTTTTTTCTCAATATTATTATAAAGTTCAGCACTTAATGAAATAGGCTGCCAGAGTACCGGCGCACCTAATTCCATATCAACTTCAACTACCTTTACGCCTGATTTACCTAATTGTTCCTGTAGCTTTTCCCTATCGGCACTGTCTTTTTGTATTAGTACGGTTGGACCCGAAGCATTAGCTAAATGACGTGTAATCATACTTTCTGTTTTTACTATGTGCTCATTTAAGCCTTTTACCTGCCTGATGTCACCGTAAGGGTAAGGATTTCGGTTATGGTGATTCATTGCAAATCCGAAGGGTGCCCACTCAGATTCAATAATATATTTACGATAAAGTTTTTTGCCAATAGTAAGCACTCTCTGCCATCTTGTTAAAATAGGATGGTCTTCAACAATAATCCCCATTTTTAAGAAATCATCCATAACTACCGGTTGGAGTGCGATAGTAGAATTAGGGATAGACATCGGGCTTTCTAATCCCGGAGCTATTTCCGGCATTCCATTAAGTTCTTCAAAGTGATAGACCCCGCCCGTCTGCTGGAAAATTTCCGTAAATCTTTGCACTTCCCTTTCTTCAGTAATATATCTCTGCTGTTCGGTAGGTGTACCGTCGGGATTTAAAGATGTACAAATGAATCCGGGTTTTTTCTGGAATTCCTGATATTCGATTTTATTTAAAGTTCTTTCAAAGTTTGAATTGGGGTCAAAAACGTGGAATAGTGTATCTTTAACCTTCGAATATCTGTCAATAACTAAGTATTTCTTATGATTAGAATCGTTAATATCCATTATGGCGTGGTCTGATTGACCGTCATACCTTGTATGCGTAGTCTGAATTCCGTCAGATTGCGAAGCACCATTAAAATCAAAATCCGGATACTTGTCTTGAACTTGTTCATAGGTCAATTCATCTGCAATCAAGACATGCTGAGCATCTGAAGCATCGGCTTTCTTAGCGTTAGGATCAATTAAAACGGTTTTAGGATCGAGAGAGACTATACATATTTCTCCATTACCATTATCGGCGTATGGGTCAACATATCCGTGCAAAATACCCACTCCGTCAACTTCAAAATCAGTAGCAGCCCGTATAATTTCCTGATTTCCGGCGGAGTAATCCCATATATAGGCTCCTAAATCAGCCACGGAAGAAGTTAGGGCTACGTCTGAATTTTCTCTTGCAGTTGCGTTAAATCTTGGTCGGTTTGCGGTCAGTAAGGAAACTAAAAATTCTATTCTTGGGGTAACTAAAGGAATGTCGTGGGGAATTTCCCCTCTGGATTCTACTTTTTTGCCATCGGCTTCTTTCCAGAGAATACCATTGTAAACAGCCCGGTCATCGTCAACCCCTGTTATCCAATCGGCTCTGTGTCCGCCTTTGTATCTTAGGTATAAATCCTCTGATACTTTGGCATCATCAGTAGTACTTTCATCACGCTGCCCCTTCAAATTAAAATCCATGACCCCCCGTCTGGAATTTTACACTAACTTAATAAAATGTTACGTAAAACACAAATGTTTTTTGAAACTAATCATCAGGCAATACTATAGTTAATAATTGACCAAGTACAGATAACAATGTAACGTTTTTTACTTCTTTTTGTAATTCTTTTAGCATTTCATCGATAATTGTTTTTTGCAATTCTCCTATCCTATCTTCCATTGTCATATTCCTATTTTTTTCTTAAAAATGAGAAGCCTCCTGTCTCAACCCAAGAGACTTCTCTGAGCTGGTGCACCTCTATCCAGTTTCACGTGAAACTTTCCAATCTTTCCCATCCCAAGTTTTATTAAATTTTTCTTTCATAACGAACATTAGCCAGAGTTGTTCGAATGAGCTTACTTTAATAAATTTATGATCTTGCTGCAATAAAAAATCATCAAGTTCGTTAATCCTTAATAATGGGTTTTCTATCATTTCCTGTAGCTGATCTTGCCGGGGCAGCCAAGCCTTTCTGCCTAACGAATCTAATCCAGTCCCAATAATAGATAAAATTATGGACTCCGGTGTTTCCGACTTAAAGAAATCACCATTTTTCGGTTTCCAAAGTATTTCTGTAGCCTTTTCGCACATTTCTATATATTCTTTTGAGGTATCCATTTAATTTAATCCCATTATTATTTTATTCCCGGCTTGATTAGTCCATACTTGGTTTCCATCGACTATACCAATCAATTGCCAATTTGAAAATTTTACAACTCTGAATTTACTAAAGCTTATAGTCATTTAATTCACCTTTATATACATTTTTATATACATTAGTTTTAGCCGAGTTATTGATTTGTGTTTTTGTTATTTCAAAAGAAATTCTAAGAATATTAGATTTAACAAATGGATTATTGACTACCTGCTCATTTTCATAAATATTAACGTCTTTATATTCTTTTAGTTCCTTTAACTTCGCTATACACCCTTTCATTATGATTTCTTCAGAACCTTTGACTGCATGCCCTGCTATTTCGTAAAAAATAGAAGGATGCGCCTGTTTTAGTGCGCTGATGATTGTATCGCCATTTGTCAAGCCGAATAAAAATGCGAGTAATGATTTCATTTAATTCACCACCAATGGTTTAAGATGTAAAATTTCATTTAACATAGCATCAAATTTCTGGTCTGTAACTTCAGTCGGATGATCGAGCACCCACCAAACAAATTTATACCCATTATGTAAACCTGAAAGATAACTCATCTCCAGTAGGTCTTTCGGGTCTTGGCTACCACGCTTTACTTTATCGGTAATTTGCCCTTCCCTGGCTTTAATTATACTCAGGGCGGTATCGAATTTTCCTTTTACGTTCATTTTATAATCCCTATCACATCATTAGGACGGATAACCAGATACTTTTCCCCGTCATACTCAATCCCCATCCCGGCATGTTCGTTCCACATAATCACATCACCTTCCTGAATATCCTTACATCCTGTACTTTCGGGGATAAAATTGCCAACTTTTATTACTTCGCCTCTGTTGAGCAGTCCCTGAACGGGCATCAAAAGCCCACTTTCAGTCATTGAAACCACTTTTTGTTTAACTAATATTTTTTCACCAACTAATCTTAAGTTCATACGACCTCCTTTTAATAAAATACAAAAAATTAATAATCATAAAAAATATTAAGGATTCTTTCAGATAAAGTATATCGTACCAACATCCGTAAAAATTCCATATCCATCCGGCAGTTTTATTCATCTTGTAAAACAATAGCACCCCTATGCTGCCTAAAAACATCTGTAAGAATATTGAAGCATCACCAAAAACTTTAAGAAATAAAACATATAAAAAACTTCTTTCCGTCCAGTTATCATATTTCCATTCTGTTGTCGTTTTTATATTATTGCTTAACATCAGATATTCCTTAGAATCATTCACAGGCGCAGGGTTAATAATTACAAACAAACTTAACCTAATTGTTAAAGCAACTATTAGTATTTTCACAAACAACCATTAACATTATTGGAATTAATAGATCACGAAATCTAAACATACTCCCTAAACTTCCGAATAAAGAATATATGACAGTAACAATAAAACTAAAATAAAAGTAGAATGATTTAAATTTTACTTTCCTTGTAAACATAACTACCAAAATAATAAATCCAATTGCATAAACCGGATAAATTATATTTGTGAATGATTGAAAGATAAATGTAGGTCTAATAAAATATATGAAACCTTCTGTGAATGAGTGTCTTATCTGAAAATTATAAGATAATACTCCATTACCGTAAGATTGGAACAGACCTACAACTGCAAGCAGGATTATAGTTAGCTTTATATCATTTTTGCTTTTCATTTAACTTTATTTATCGCCCATAATAAAATTACTCCTACCAGCATTAAGATAACTCCGGCTATGAGTATTATTCTTTCACTGAATAACTGTGAGACTAAAACCACTGTAAGTCCAGTCCATAATATTTTAGTTCCCATCACTTTTTCTTCTTTATTAAATTTACAAATCCAATTTTACCATCCTGAATCGCACCCATTATCCCGCCTTTTATTTCACGGGGTTCGCTCCGTAAAATTATCGGAGGCTTGCTACCTTTAGAAAAGATAACTCTTAGCATATCGTTGAATTCTTTTTCGCCCCTACCCAACTTTAACATAGATTCTCCTGCTAAGTTCTGCAACCCCGACCTCTTTCAAAACTTTGTTTTCCCAAAATTCTCCCACAAATAATATATCCCGGAATATCCTGCCTCTTATTGTATCTTTGCTGCTTAAATAAATATAATTTTTAATATCTTTCGTCCATCCTTTTTCTCTGGCATAAAATTTAAATTGGTCGTGATTGGCTGCCACAACCAAGTAAGGCAAATCTAACAATTTCCCATCCATGTCGTTTCTTCCTTCTTTTCTCTTGGATAAAAGAACGCTTTGACTTTATTAACCTTTAAGGTATGGTTAGGTTTTATTAACCTACGTGTAGCATACCACAAAGCGTCTAAACAGTTTTTCCTTCCTCTTGGAAACAGTACAAGCTCCGCCAAAAGTGTATGGTGGCTTGGTTTCAAATGCAATCTATGAGATACAGTAAATTCTTCAAGTGTAGCGAGAATCCCGTCTTTATCATCCGAACGTGTCCATTTGGTTTCTAATCCCGGTACACTTACTTTCTTTTCTCTCATAGTTTTATGTAAATACTCTCTTAACATTTCCTGATAAGCCTGTGCTTCAACCTGTGCTCTTTTGGGTCTCAGCCTTAAAAAAGTTTCCACAATCTGGTTGGCATGAACCATAGGACTTACTCTGTCCTCAAAATAATCCAAAACATAAATATTTCCGTCATTATCATAAGCTATAGGCATAGTTACTGAAAAATCCGCTTTCATTTTCTTACTCGAAGCGGGGTCAATGCCCACAAATATATTGACCGGGATAACCTTCGGTTCCGTAAGTTCCTCAATCTTAGTTGTTCTTGTCGGTTTATCATAGATTCCCAATTGAGTTATATGCAAAATACCTTCATTATACTTATTAACCTCAATCCATCCATCCCAATATTTTAAATCTTCCTCTTTAAATTGCTGATCTTCATTTCCGGTAATTTCACATTGAGTATCAGCATACCATTTAGAAAGTTTATGAACACTTGCTAAAGCCGCTTTTTCTGCAATCGCAGTTTCGTACGATTTCATTTCTTCCCATATAGAGGTTTTATTTATTTCATCAACGCCTCTATACCTCTTTTTTACCCATCCAACCATTTTCATTAGTTTCTCAACTATACATAATTGATGAATAGGCGTACCTATAACAATACAGCGACCTTTATCAACATCCAGTCCGGGCAAAGCAGGAAGAAAAGCATCAAAATTAGCCTCCATAGCATCTTCAGTTTTGGTATTAAGTTCATCTTCGGGATCATCTAATATCAAAAGAGATACTCTTTGGTTCCCCTCCTTAGCTCCTCGTATCTGTTGACCAGTTCCCTTTGCTTCAATAGTCCATTCCTCTATTTTACCGGAACATTTATTAACTGACCGAATAGTTATTTTTACTTCATTCCAGGTTATAGCTTTGGATTCATCCCAATCGCCATAGAGGGTTTTAAACTCGCCACTATAATTAAGAACATTTTTTATCGTCCGCAGACGTTTTATGGCTTCTTTTAATGCTTTAGATTGAATAATTACATATTTATCGCCTTCCTCATAGCAACAATGATGTAGAGGAAGAAAACCCGCAATAAGTTCACTCTTAGCAAATCCTCTCGGAGCTTCAAGCACAATATATTTATTAAAATAAGAGCCATAAACTATATTACCGCTCTCATTATATGTAGCATATCCTAATACTACATCCGAAATCTCATAATGAAAGGGAGGAGATTTTTTCTTAAACGTTCTGGAACTAATGACTTTCCCGAAACTTATTAAGTCCCCCCTCAACTCCTCCCTTTCTGCCCCCCATTTATCCATCGAAAGGATTCCCCTCTATCCCTTCGAGGGACTAAAATCTTGGTGGAATAAGCCTCTAAATCTTTCGATATCCCAATCGCATTTGTTTGCCTTAAAATCTTCTTCAAAATCCTCCCAACTTTCCCACGTATAAGCATTAGGGAAACCAAAGAATTCATCTCTTACGGTATCATACCACGCAAATTCTCTCGTTCCTTCACATATCTGGTCTTTTAGGTCAATAAATCGTATCATTCAGCCGCCTTAAATAAATCAACAACACCTAATGTTTTGTTGCGGGCGTGTAGTTTGTTCAAATCCTTTTGTTGAATAGCTACAATTAAATGCCCAAAACCAGAAGGTACTGTTACGTAAATATAAATGCCACCATCAAGCCCGCCTGCATTTTCCTTATCCATCCAATCTACAACTTCCCGGACTTTAATGAACTCTATAGTTTCGTATGTACCGGGCAATGGATTCATATTCACTCTCCCGTCTACGATTTTTATCTCAAATTCCCGTGGTTCTTTAGAAAGACCTAATCCTGACATCGATTCAACATATTCTTGTAACCTATTTATTTCATCTCTAATAAATTGTGCAGCGGGTATTGGTGTGTATGGTTTTACCTTTATCTCCGCTACCCAGCCTTCCTCTATCAATCTCGCTAATTGATGTGGGTGCAGGCACATCGTCCCGTTTTTAACATAAATTGCCGGCGTAAGGTCAACATCCAATCTCACCTCTATTTCTCTGCCCGCCACAATAAACGGTAAATCTCTCAATAGTCTGTATTTCATTTTACCTTCCTTTTATTTTCTATTAAAAAGACATCTGAAAAGCCATCCGAAATGGGCTAAGATAGGCTATAATTATGAATTCGGACATCGGCTTAAATCTCTTTTCGTAGGCGCTTAAAAACCTTTTAATTAAAAAACACCCGCTTAATCAAACCTCCCGGCTTTATGCAAGAGACTGGGAAAACGATTACTTATTAACTATGGGCTTGCTGCCGACTGCTTTTCAGAATGTCAAAGAACCTTATGACTACAAACTACTTGCCCGATCCTACTGCATTCTTGCAGTAACTTACCGAGACAAGGCAATTATTCACAGTCCCTAATAATCGGTTAAGCACATCTAATAACTGTATATTTATATTCTTCATAGTTCTGTAATGTTATTACGCCATCCTCACGCTTTACGATCACGAACGGCTTATTTAGGAGGATACCTCCTTCTGCCCACGCTTCAAATAACGCCTTGGTATATTTTATACCACATATCGTATATATGCCATTGTCGCAAGAGCAGGCTCCACAATCACATTCAGAACTCTCTTTCATCGTATACCTAAAATTTTTGATAAATTATTTTGGGATTCTAAAAATATATGGAGATTGTTTATGGGAGTTACGATATCGAGCCTACCGGGGGCGTATCCGGGTTGGTGGGGTCTCTTTTCGTTGAAAACTTTTGTCATATTTGAGTTGATATTATTCATTGATTCGCATCACATCTATATACTTGGTTTACATAATGACTATTATAGGACACTATTTCCTTTGAATTTACGCTAAATATGCAACTTGACATAAAATATGTACTATTTGAGACTATCATTCTACTGTTGTACGTGTTTCTTTAATGGTGATCTTATCACTCTTGGCTTGATCTAACTTGTCACTGATATCTATATCCTGGCTTATAGTCTGTGTGGTGCGTGTCTTATTGGATATATTAAGACTCTCTTTAGTAAATTCGGCGATTTTAATATAATCAGAGCTTGTTTTTGCTACATTTTCAGCCTTTTTAAGTAAATCTTTAATATAATTCTCATTCATACCTGCATTGATTAAAGCTATTTGCAGCGCATTATCACAGTTATTTCTTATTTCACCTACATCTTCAATCATTCTTCTTAACCTTAATGTTTTAATCCTATCAACGTTCTTATATAACAAGGCGGCTATTTCTTCATAATCCTTGTTTACTAACCTTTTTGTATTTTTACGTATTACTATTTCGGCATACTTAGCGTACGCCTTCTTAAACTTAAAATTTTGAGCTTCTCTTATATAATCTCGTTTAATTCTCTCATCTAATTTAGTCTTTGGTAAACGTGGCATTATTCATTATCGAGTAACTTATTAACTTTATTTATTAACTTATCGCCGGCACGGGCTAATTTTAATTTTTCAATTTCTTTTTGTTGCTGATCTGATTTAGTTTGCATATAGAATTTATTTAATTTATCGAATGCCCGGCGAGATGATTTAAGATAGAGCGATGGATTTATAAAGTAAGTTCGGTTCGTTATTCTTATGCAAATGTCGTTTTTTATTAAATCATCAATTTGTTTGAAATAAACACTTCTGGCAATTTTAAGGTCTGCGATGGTTCTGGATACTTTGTCGAGGGCAGATATATTATTATCTGACATTCTATAAATAAGTAGGTCAAGGACTGATTTATTCTTATTTGGGAAGTATAAAGCGAATATATATTTAATTCTTTTTCGCTTAGGTCTATACTCTAATATTTCGCCTGTGGTATTATCCAAAAGCGAATAATCTTTGTTTTCAATCATAACCGTTCAAAGTTATTAAGTGCATTATACATAAATATCAGTAAGCTTTTCGAGATTTTAGGCGAAACGGGCTTATTTATTTTGATTTTAGTTTGCATTGTTAATTTATGCTTTTAATTCTAATTAAATAAAAGTCTCTGTTTCCGGGACTTTTGGTACCGTTTTCACGGACTTTTGGTCTGAAATCACGGACTTTTCATTTTTCGACTTCTTTATTTGCTCTGCTTTTATTCGTTCGCTTGTTAGCTGATTTGCAATTTGATTATTGTATTTTCTTGCTGCTCTGATCTCGAAACTTGTACAGTCTTCGAGGTCGTTAAAGTCTTCTTTTGTGATGTGCATTTAAGTCTCTTTAAACTTTTATGTTGAGTAACTTAATTTTTACTAACTTAATACATTTTTAATTATAAGTCAAGGACATTTTTGTCTTATTTTGAATGTCCTCTAATGTCCAAAGGCGTACGATATCGAACTCAAAACGTCCGCAGCGTCCGCCAGCGAACTCGGACTGTCCGGTCTGAATGCGTTTTTACTCTAAATTCCCACTTTTTTACTTGGTATAACATTTGAAGTTTACTAAGTAAACGAATTGAGGATATAAAATGAGAGAGTACACAATTATTTGCAGGGACGAAATAGAGGAAGGCGAATACTCATACTATCAGCATTCTATTTTTGCAGATAGTTTGAATGAAGCTTGGCAATATGCTAAGGCAAATTTCGATAATATTTATACTGTTAGTTAAAAAACAAATCGAGGATACAACAGAAGAATATTCAAATCAATAGGAGGTTATATAATGACATTTGAATTAAAAGATATTGATCCTACAAAATGCCCAGACATAAAATTTACAGATTGGTATATAGTTTTAGATTCGAGAGATTTCATTGTGTATAGTGGTATAGCTAAAACTTTGTTAGATGCTTTTTTAGATGTTAAAAACGCATTCAAAGAAACTTATCAATATTTAAGAATTGAAAATTAACAAATGATGTTGTGGTAAAATTAAAGAAAATATATCCTGATTTGATTAACTACTACTATCATATTCAACGGAGCACCAAATGACGATCTGGAACTTCTCTCAAGAAATGTACTGGATTGATTACTTCAAACAACTTGACCGGGTTCACAGGTATTATTATAAAAGGTTTCAATCCGGTATTACCAGTTTTAGTAAATACATTCAGGTAAGACAGACAATAATTAACAAGATCAATTCATATTTACCGTAGGATAAAAAATGAAAGCAGATAAAACCGGGACTTTGTATTTAGAATATCCATCAGATAGTTTTTTGAAATGGATAGAGGAATCAAAGCAACCCTACATTATCGACAAAATGGAGCATAAACTTAAAATTAAAGAAATGCGGGTTTTTGCTTATAAATTGGGAAGTTTTACTGGCTATATAGGGAATAGGGCTATATTAGAATTATTTGACAATACCTATGATGAACCTAAATTTTATGTTCTCAATGGTGTAGTACTTTAACTAACTTTTAACTAACTAAGGAGTAATAGAAATGAGACGAAAAACAATTACCGTTTATAATTTTGGTGAATTATCAAAAGAAGCAAAAGACAATGCACGGAATGAATATTTTTCCGATTATAATTGGAGTAAAGAGGCAAAGGAAAGTTTAACCGCACTTGCAAAACATTTCTCCTGCACGATTAAAAATTATAGTTGTTGTTGGGATAATTCCGGACATAGCTATTGCAAATTTAATACTGATGGTGAATTCACAGAGGAAGAATTAAAAGAACTTATCGAGGCACTGGGGGAATATAGCAAAGAATCATTAAGGGGAAATGGTGAATGTAAATTAACCGGTTTTGGTTCTGATGAAGATGCAATTGACGGATTAAGAAAAGCCTATCTGGAAGGCGAAAGAGATTTGGAAAAATTATTACAGGCTGGTTTCCGTTCTTGGCTTAAAGCCTGCCAAGAAGATTATGAAAATCAACTCTCTGATGAAAGTATTGCGGAAACTTGCGAAGCGAACGACTATGAATTCAATGAGAATGGTAAAATAATTTAATCCTTTCCCCCGGTCTGGCGGTCTGAATTATCCGCACTCCGGGACTAAATTTTTAATCATTTAATTTAGGAGAAATGTCATGTCGGACTTTAATTACGAAAAAGCCTGGTTTATTTTTGCAAAGCCTGCAATGGAAAACCTTAATCACAAACAGGCGAACGCATATAGTAAAATAATACCCTTAATTGGTGAGTTTACACAAGATCGCAATTTGAATATTCCTCGTACACCTGCCATCGATGATCTTCTTTCTGATCTTACCACAAAAGAACTGGCAGAGCTTGCCCGTGCTTCTGAATTCTATGGGCACTGGGAACCGGGAAAAGTTGAAGTTCTTTATAATAATTCACGGGGAGAATCCTGGAAAATTACAAATGTTATTGACCAAATTTTAAGAGAAAGATTAAACTTGGCTCCCGGATTGCAAATTCACGATGGAATCTTGAGAGTAACATTTAGTAGTAAGGATTGCTGGATATGGGATAAATTCGGACTTGCAACAGAGGAAAACTTAGAGATTTATAAAAACTGTAAATTGCCTTTCGGTGAAAATTCTCTGCATAATAGCGTGAAAATACTCAAAACGCAAACGGGGGACATGTGGGATACTGACAATGTTGACAATCTGCCGGATAATGATGACTATATACAGTATTGCGCAAAAAAACAGGCATCACAGAAAGAAAAAGCACGGCAAGAATTGATATCGGCAGTCGAAGATAAAAGAACAGAATACGAAGCCTTTAAGTGGCTATTAGACCATAATATTGATTTTTCCAACTGCATCTATTACCCGCACACCAAACAATTTTGTTTTGGCTGGAGGAGTAGCCTTGGAATTCAGGAAATAGAACAGTTAAAAGTTTTGTTGGTTGGTTTCCCTTATCCAGTAGAGTTTAAATAATTAACCGGGGGGATTATTCCCCTCTTTTAATCGAGCTATCACAGAATTATTTACAAAATATAGGAATTGAAATGCAAGTAAAAAGATACAACAGCAAAACATATTGGGAAACAGGGAAGTTTATCCCGGAAGTTGCCGAAGTCTCGCAAGATGAAATAATGTCCGCAATGCAGACGTTAAACGAATGGATTAACCCGGGAATTGAACCGAATTTACTATATAGCAAACTTGAATCATTGAATTTCGATGCTACCTGTTTTGAATGGGAACAATTTTTGAAATCTTAATTAAACTATAATTTAAACTTAGGAGTTAGTAATGAAAATTCAAGAAGCAATAGATAAGGCATTTGATGAATGTCAAAAAGACATTATCGGAAAGCACACGAGCGGGGAAATTGATCTCAATGAGAATAAAATTTTCATAGATCGCAAAACATTAATCCGGCACGTCATCAGGAATTTGCAATATGCACGCAAGACAACCAACATTCCCGCATTGACGATTAAAAGGGTTGAGAATATAATAAATGATCTTTTAGATTATCATTTCGAAGTGAGGTTTTAACATGGACAAACAATACATCCGTCAGTCAGACCTTGCCCGTAAGAAGTCCGAAGCTACGGGGAGGAATTACTCTAAACAGAGAATGCATAACAACCTCTGGCGGTTCGACGTAGAGGTGGTCTATGGGGAAAAGATGATTGTATTAAATGAGAAAGTTACAGAGTTTTTGGCGGGGAGGAAGTAAATGAACTTTTTTGCACCGTCTAAAGATTTCTCAATTCAGCATACAGGCAAGGGAAAATTTACCTGTAGTAATGGGGTTTCGATTGAGTTTAACGACATAGGCTCATTTAAGTACTGTAGAGTAATTCATAAAAGCGGGCTTCCAATTTTACATTTTGACAATCCGGTCAAAAACCAAAAAGTGGTTTTAAGTCCGGTTGTTGATTTTTTATCTAAGTATGATTTTAGTTTGGACGTGGACACAGTTAGAATGCAAATTGAAAATGATCCGCTTATTCATAAACTCATGGAGGATAGAGATAAAACATATAATACCGTTTACGGTAATTAACTTAGTCCGCAGGAATGGGAGAATAAATGTTATCTCCAGTTATCACAGAATTAAAACAAAATAGGAATTAAAAATGGCAACAAAATTAAAGTCTTTATTTGAAATAAATAATAAAGCATATTATAATTTAGGTTACGAGGAAGGGCATGGCAGCACCGGGAAAGGATATGCCCTTGAATATTATGCTTGTAAAGATGCATTTATTACACGAGTTGAATTTTTTGACGAAAAGGAACATAACGAGCCTTTTTCAGAAGAAAACCCCTTGTGTGATCTGCCTGAGTGGGCTAAGGAAAGAATGAACTTAATCCCAAAATAATTTTAGCAGCCCGGCAACTCCGGGCTTTTTATATAAACTTAACTTAAAATGGAGTGTAAAATGAGTAGTTATTCTGATTTCGTAACATGTGTTCTTGCGCCTTATTTGAAAAAAACAGGGCACTATCCTAATGATGATGAAAAATCCCGATTATATCAGGAGTGGTGCAAATATCAAAACAAGAAGGATTTTGTTGAGCATCAAAACCAAAATGCTCCTACTGTCGTTACTACCCATTTTTGGGGTAGCACTAAATCAAAACTTCCGACAATGGAAGATTATGATTTGAAAGTACGAGAATAAAATTAGCTTCTTTAACCCCCGCACGGGAGAATCCCTTACTTTTTCCCGTCCCCCTCCCTTAAAACGTCACCTTGCCCCGTTTCCGTTCGTTTCCGGGGCATCTTGGGAGTATAGTTACAATGTATTATGCGTTGGTGTTCTTCCATCTTGCAGGAATTAACGCATCTCTGACATTTTTCCTGAAATTTTGGCTTTTTCATATTTGCTTTCTGCAAATGGAAATTACCCACCTTTCCAAGCTTGGAATTTGTGTTCTTACCGTTGTCTTTCCGGTGATCCACTTTCTTGATCTTGTAGTGTCTTTTCTTTTTTGTTACCAATGCCAGTAAATTCATAGCGACCTCCTTTTAATTAAAGTAAAAATTCTTCCTCTTTCTCGTAATAATTTTTTACAGGAGTATAAACTGGTGCACTTCCTACTGCAAGTTCTACGAAATTATTGTTTGTGAATCCCGCAACAAAGCTGTAACCATTTTTCCCGTGCCTTGAATTTTCAATAGTCACAAGAAAATGATTATCTGTGCAGATCAAAGTTTCCCCTTTGATGTTGATTGATTTTATCCCCGCCTCAAGTGGTTTTTTTATACTGATAAGAAAATCTGCATCCCTCATTAAGCCTTTGCTTTCTGCAGAAATTCCTTTATCATTTACCTGAGAAAGAACAATTATCGGCACTTCTAACTCCGATGCTGTGTTCTTAAAGAACCGGCTAAGTGTTGATATTTCTAAATCCCTTCTCTCTTTTTTTTCATTAACCTCTATCAGGTTTAAGTAATCAATCACAAATAATTTTATCCCGTATTTTTTCTTAAGCAACTTCATTTTTGCTTTAATCCCATTTTTGTCGAGGATTATATCAGAGATATAAATTTTAGATCCCTTGAAAGTCTTTTCTGCTTTCATTTGGAATTCTTCCAGTTCTCGCATTGTTAATCCTGCATCCTTGGGGTTCCTGAGTTTATTATAATCAATGCCCGTACGAAGTGAGTATGCCCGATGTCTTACTGCTTGTCCTTTCATTTCAAGGTTGAAAATCACTATTGGAAGATTATCGTAAAGCGCAAAGTCTAAAGCTATTTGTTGAGACAGGTAACTTTTCCCCTGTTTATAATCTCCAAGTATGCCTATATAATCAGTTTCCCTTATCCCGCCTGTAAATTTATTCAGTGTCGGGAATGTCCGGCACATCAAACCACCTTCCTTCTCACCGAATGCACGTTCTTTGACATCTTCAATGTCGCTGTTCAAATTTTCATAAAGTGTTTTATCATCTCTCACAAGTTCTAATTTTTCCATAATGCTCTCAAAATCACTTAACGATTCCGAATGAATTTCAAAAGCATCGTCACCGCTATCGGTATTGATTCTCTTAATTATATTTTCGGCACTTGCGAGCATCTCCCGGAGTAACCATTTTTCAATAAGTATTTTTACATGATATTCCACATTGGCAGCAGAATAAATATTCGAGGTGATGTTGCTTAAATATCCTGCTCCGCCAATTGATTCTAACCTGCCCTCTTTTTTTAATTCATTGAAAAGTGTTGAAGTATCAACAGGCAAATTTGAATTATACATTTTTACCATCGTATTATAAATTATTCTGTTTACTTCGGAGTAAAATATTTTAGGGGATTTTACCAACTGGATTATTTTATCCAGGCATTCGTTACATAAAATAATCGCTCCTAAAACTGCCTGCTCAATTTCTAAGGCTACATGCATAATTTCTTTCATGGCATTACCTTTAATTCGAATGTCCCCTCATGGTGATTATTACCCTTACTATTTTCTTTTATGGGAAATAATCCTTGCCAGCCGTTTCTTATACTCCTGTTAATACACTCAATCGGATCGGGTTGCTCAAGTAGAAAATTAATTTGTTCCTTTACTGATTCTACGGTTAGTTTTTTCTTTATGCACTTTCTCCGGAAGTCACACCACTTTAACCAAGTTTCAATAAATTTCTGCGTTGATGTGATGGGTAAAAAATCTGTAAAATATTCTTCCCTGACTTTTTTTATATCATCCATTTTTTTTATTTCCATAATCTGCTTTTCAAAATTAGATGCTTCTTTTTCTTTTTCTTCTTCTTTATCTTTATCTATTTCTTTCTCTTTATCTATACCCTCCTTTGGAACTCCACGGGCTTTCCCAAGTGTTCCCCTGTCTTTTATGTAATTTGTCTTTGAATCAAACTCGGCAAAATACCGGAAGTACTTATTTCGTTTGAACTTAGGGAAAGATTTTTGTATTTCTTTTAAGCATATCTGAAAGTCATTTAATTCTAAACGGCTTCTCAACGCCTCTTTCAAAACAATGTCATTTAGAGGTAATTTATTGTACGTTTCAGCCGCCAAAAGTATCAACTTGACATAAATTAACTGTGCATGCTCGCTCATTATCCACCACCTTGGGTCATTCAATAGTCGTTTTTCCAGCTTCACGAATACTATGTTTTTATAGGGCATTCTTTCTCCAAAAACTTAAATTTTTTCTATTCTATTTCTTACCGCTTCAATTAAATTTACCAGGCAATCTTTAATCCCCGGATGGGTTAATTCCTGATAGTTCTTTACGTAAATTTTATATTCTTTCTTCTGTCTCTTTTTGTAGATAACGCCAAGAAGCACAAGTATGGTTATGTAAAGGAAGATGTCATCTATCATATTGCCAACTTAAGCTGTGACTGAAATTCTTCTTGAAGTCTTAAGGAAAGATCATGGTAATCTTTCTCTTTTTCTATCACTATAAAATTTCTATTACTTTTATAACAAGCCCTTGCAGTCGTACCACTCCCGCCGAATCCATCAAAAACTAAATCATTTTCATTAGTATAAGTTCTGATTATATATTCAAATAATTTGACTGGTTTTTGTGTGGGGTGGTCGCTCTCTTTTGTTCTATCTCCATTGGTTATGTCAATGACGCTTTGTGGAAAGCGTATTCCTTCATCATCAAAATAATTTGAAGTTCCCTGTGTGGCAAATTTACCGTAGTTAGTTCCATTCCGGTCGTGCTTTCTCATGCCTCTTTTTCTAATGCCAACACCCATCTGTGGATGGTAGGTCGGGGGATTGTTATAAAAGGCAAGAATGTATTCGTGATTTCGCATTGGCATTTTATTGGCATTTAAAAAACCCGTCCCTAATGCCTTATACCATACCAAGTCATACTTAAACATTTTTTCATTTGACAATACTAATTTACTTGCAAACGGCTGAACTGCAGTTAAAATTATTACTCCATTTGGTCTTAATATTTTTAATCTTGTTTTCCAGTAAAGCTCCAAATCAATTTCAACATCCCACTTATTCTGCGTAACGTTATAAGGCATATCCTCTAAAATTAAATCAGCTATATCTTCTGGAATATCCATTTGCAAACTATCTCCGCAGTATATTTTATTCACTTCCATGCAATCTTCATTCGTGAATTTACTTTCCATTATTTATCCGCCTATCTCCTGCAAATACTCACAAAGTAAACTGAATGACCTTGCGAGATTGTTAATAAAATATTTTTCTTTCTCTTTTTCTGCTTTCTGGTGATCGTCTAAATCAATAGGAACGACTAAGTAATCCATTAGCTTTTGTCTGCCTTGCGAACCAGTCAAATGATGGACGCACTTACCATACTTCTTGTGTACCCAGTCAATAAATTTCTTACTCCTGAATACCGGCAAGTTTCTAAATTGCTTATAGAGGATGTCTTCAGGTGTCATCGTATAACTCTTTTGATAATTTCCAATCTTAATTCTTTGCTTTTATTTCGATTATACTTCGGCAGGATAAATTCATAAATCCCTATTCCCCTGAACCAATAGAATAAGCCTAAGCCTTTCTCTATAATTTCAGTTTTATATTTATTCGCCAAATATCCCCTGTCTGGCGGAAGAATAATAATGGAATAATCGCACCACTTAAGATGATCTGTAGCCTGTTCAATAACACAGCCTATCGCATCAAGCTTGCATTCGATATTGATAATTTTTGGATTGGAATATGGTAAGTATAAAATGTGATCTGAAATTCTATGAACTTCAGGTATTCTCACTTCCCTTACAATAATCCCAGTATGTATTATAGTTGGCATCGGATATTTGTATTCGGCATATTTATTCTCTTTTAGAATAATCTCAACCTCATTCTGCATATCCCATTCAGTAGCCGTGCCAGTGATTGAATTATAGTTATTTAATATCATTGGATTTCCTCAAATATTTCCTCAAAGCTGGAAACGATTCTATAGTGTCCTTTCCAACACTCTTTTAATTTCGCCTGGCTTTTTTGTGTCTGCTTTTTAGTCACAAATAATTCGCCCGTTCTTTTTGCAAAGGCAGACTTATCTTTAATCTCATACCAGAAAGTTTTACCTTTATTCCCTACCAGAATATCATCATGCCCCGTCTTAACGGTCACTCCGGGGATTTGCCGAAGTTGTCTTACAATCTCTTTTTGATTGTTGTCAATTTTAGCGGCGAAACGTCTCATTTGGTTTCCTTATAAAAATTTTTAATGTCTTTATCTGTTGGGAAGATATCAGAGACAGGGCATTTGCCGTTTCTTTTAAAATCTCTTTTGATTTTTGCAATTAGTTTTCTACCCGGCATAGCTTCAACAATTGCCGCTCCCAATGGTGTAATTTTGAAACTTGGCTTATCCATTTTTCTTTCCTTCATTCAACTGTTTAAGAAAATCAACCGCATCCGAAAGGCTGGCTACGTCAAAAGATGAATCGAAGTGTATATTAAAGTAATATTCCCTCTCTGCATTTTTATAATAAACTTTACCAATTGCATAATTCTTATTATCAAGGCAAATGTAAATTGGTTTGCCATTATGGAGTCCACCGCTTTCTTCAAAGTGAATAAATTTATATTCTGTTTTCATTTTCCCTCCGGGAATTCTCTTACTCTTACCGAAACCGGAAAAAGACTTATATCCTTAATAACTTTATTATTTATTGAGATTTGCTTAACAAATACAGGTACATCGGCAGATTTGCACTGGTCAACAATTGATTCAATCCATTCGATTTTGCAGGGTCGGCGGTTAGAACCGCTTTCACAGCCAACAATTACCCAATCAATTTTGTTTGTCCACATAACATTATCAAAAACACCGCCATCGTGAACCAAACCCGTTAGCGGATTAATTTCTGTAAATTCATCACCTACACATTCGAGGCTTATTTCTTCCAGCATTGGCTCCACACTTAAGAATATCACTGGTGCAGAAACTTGTAAAATTAAAGGTATTCTTTCGTCTGCGGTTTTCTGGCTTTCAATTGAAGTTCCGTACCAGACATTTCCTAAATACCAATCGAGAGATTTCTTAAATTTTATTAGTCGATCTGGTCTTTTAGTCAATATTTGGAAAGTGTGTATAGAGGTAGCCATTACGGAATGCACTTTTTTAATAAACTCAAAAGGAATATCCTTATGAAACAAATCACTCATTGAGTTCACAAAAACCATTGAAGGTTTCTTCCAGTGAAGTGGTTGCTCTAATCTATCCTCGTGACTTCGTACATCGGTAAATTTTCTATCCTTCCAGAATCTTTTCGCTATTGACTCAGCGTAGCAAAATTTGCAGCCGTCAGATATCTTAACGCATCCAGTGACAGGATTCCATGTATGAGTACACCATTCGATTTTACTTTTTGACATTCTCTAATCTCCTTATTCTCTCTCTTTTATGGTGACATTGAGTACATACAGCTTCCACTGTCTCTTGGTACTCTGCCTTATAGCCCAAATAATGATCATATTCGTGTCTAACATCATTTGTATTCAAATGTCCGCAATCAGTGCAAGGTATTTCGTTTGGATTAGACAGCATCCCTGCTTCTACCAAATGATTCACCCTTCTTCGCGCTTGCTTTTTGTCGCCATCACGTACGGGCACAAATCGCAAACCTCTCGTAGTAGTTTTAAATAATTTTTTACTGTAGGTTTTGCTAAAAATTAAACGTCTATATTTTTTACAGGAAGCAGCCAGTCCATCATCTCTGCTTCTATCGCTGCCAAAATTATTTTTCTCGTGCCAAGTCTTACAACCAAAGCACCACTTCAATCCGGCTGATAAATTATTCTGGAATTCGTCAACTCCAATATTATTGCGATTGCGAAATCCCTTTAGCGCACCTTCTTTAGTTTGTCCCATTTTTAGTATTCCTCTTTTCAGTCCATTGTATGTTAGATTTTCCCATAACTCTCACCTTTCTGGATAGCGGAATTAATACGTTTCATAGGTTGAAAATGCTGTATAGATTTCCATTCTTCTTTTGTTTCTGTGCCAAAGTGCAAGAAAACATATCCTCTGGTTAACTGTTTCGCCTCCTTCAGTGCGGAGGTCAACTCTTGGATCAGGGATTTGTTTTCATTTATTTCTCTCGATAATAGAGAGATAAAATCATTTCTAATTTCTTCAGGACTTAATTCAGTTGTTTTCTTTTCTTCAGGTGTCATTCTGGATACTCCTCTATAATGAAGTATTTTGGGCATACGCCCCAATTGTCCGCACTCATTTCATACCTCTTTAGTTTTTAATTAAACCGGGCTGTTACACCCGGCTTGGAGAAAAATAGAACCGGTTTCGGGTTGGTTCTCAGTATTATTTCTTTTTAGTAAATGATGCCTTTTTATCTGCAATAGCTTTCTGGATTAACTCACCTTCCTTGCCTCCAATAGCTTCGATGTCCCGTTTATGTTTATCTTCCCAAGATTTCATTTCGAATTCATTCTGGATTTGCTCAATGCGTTCAAGGATGTAAGTAGGGTTTTCGTACTGATTGACGATTCCCGGCTCATCTTCATCATTGTCTACAAATTTATAACTTACCTCTCCCGTAGTCCTATCGACTTCAATTGCAGCCTGATCGCCCTGTATCGCTGTTTGCATTTCAACTGAAAGAATACCGTATTTGCTTAATAATAACTTTAGAACCGTTTTGAGGCTCATTGCGTGCGTGTTTATTTTCCAGTTGCTGTAATCGGAGTTAAAAGACTTCGAATATTTTTTTGCATGAGATTCAAGTTCTTCCACTGACATAAACATTGACTTTTCAAAACCGTTTATCAGTCTGAAATATGAGGCATAACCAATAATCTTGTCTGTTGATTTTTTCCCGGTGTCTATTATCAATTCCCCGGTGATCCTATTCCTTTCAACCAGTTCGCCTTCGTAAATTTCGGTTGCATTAATCGTCTTATATTGTCCTGTTCTTAATGCTAACTGTATATATCCTTTATAGCCCATTTGGAATTGAGCTATCTTGCCCTTTTTATTATCGTTGTAAGGAAGGATATATGCAAAACCAAGATTTGGATTGATTGGAAGATTAAGAGTAGCAGCTATCATTGCGCTTGCCATTATTGAATCAGGGTCGGAGTTATTAAAATTTGTCGAACCCGTAACAAGTGATAGGATAGAAGCCGTAAAACCAGCAGAATTTTTCCCAAGAATTTCTTCAAATTTCCTTTTGATTGTATTGTCGTTGAGCAATTTTTTAACTGCCTGCGTTGTGGTTACTGCTTGTTTTTCGAGTGATGTATTTACATCTGTTTTTGTAATGTTAGCCATTGAGAACCTCCTTAATATTTAATTGCCGGTATGATGTTTCTTTTACCGTAAAACTTTTTTTATTTATCATTTTGAATGTTGCTGCCACCTGTCCTTTAATCATCAGGACTTCGGTATCTTCCAGAAATAATTTCAATTCATTCTTAAGCCTTTCAACTACATCTTTGGCTTTCTTTTCTTCCATTTGAGCAAATAGTAAATCTTTATGAACTTCAATTATTCTTTCATCTGCATTTTTAGTTGAACCAATAATCGGCTGAACGTAGTTATATTCAATTGCCGTCATTGGCGGGGGTACATTCGGAATTACAAAAGCATTCCACCAAGCCACAAGAACTTCATTCTGTCTTTTTATGTAATCTTCGTCCCGTTCGATTGGAATGATCCTAACCTCTCTCTGGTCAAGGATAAGAACGGCAAGCACAGCCCATTTATACCCAGTTACTGATAATTGAGCCTGTATCTGGCAGTAATACTCAAGCGGGATCGATTGTGTATCGGTTTCATCTTTCCAGTTCTTAAAAACAAAATTTACGGTGGATTTACATTCAAGGATTCCAGTCCCTTTACCGTCACCGTTATCGGTTATAATCCTGTCAAGGTTAACTAATAAGCAATCATAATCTTTATGAATTCTGATTTTGTTATCCCTAAGAACTTTTCTGCCTGTAACTCTTTCATATTCTTCGGCTATGGGATCCTCCAGATAGTTTCCCCACTGAATAAATTTATTATCTACTTCCTCAACTTCATCGGAAACTTTATCCTTCCAGAGTTGATAAGGAGTTTTATAATTTGAAATTCCCAGGGCTGCGGCAACATCAGAGGCGCCTATGCCGATTTTCCTTTGCCTTAACCATTCATCACGGGTAAGGCTTATTGTTGATATTGATTTCATTCTATCCCCCTCCATTATTTGTTTTTTCCTGATACATTTTTTATCTTTCTCCTTGTTCGTTTATTGAGGATGTCTTGCAGGGCATCCTCTCTCTGTGATTAAAGTTTAATTTCAAACAATTCCGCTTTGTCTGGATTAGTAGCATAAAAAGGTTGCCCAAATTCTCTGCACTCTTTGTCTACGCAGTGCATTCTATACCATGCTCTTTCATAAGGAGCGATGCCATAATCACCAACAAGCCTACTCACCCAACTTGGATGAGATTTCATATCTTTGCTTTCGTCCAGCCATTTATGATCTATTTTACTCTTAAATTCCTCCAGCAGGTTATTCCAAACACTTAATAGAATTTCTTTATCGTGTTGAATGTACCCGTGACCGTTAGCGAAATCGCACTCATCATTTTTTGGAAGTTTTGGCAGTCTTGACATAATTGTCTCAACTCTATCAATTAGTAACTCGTAATCGGTACAATCTTTCATTGTAATAAATTCACGACCGTCTATTGCTTTATATTTTACAATTGCTTTCATCTTAATACCCCTCCCTGATTATATATTGAATCATTTCGTCTTTATCATCAAATCTGAATATGCAGGGAACTCCAACATCTTCATGCTGTAAAATTATTTCTTCCAGTTCGTCCCAAGAGAGCATTTTTAATTCTCCCTCACGGTTAGCGTCAGTCATGTTAGTGCGTTCCATTATCGTCCCTCAAAATTAAATTTGAAATTTTTAATGTCTCTAAATCAATAACCTGAATATAAAGTTTTGAACTGGTGAACGTCCCGAAACAGCCAAGAATTTTATGAGTGAAATCTCCCTCTGGTATAAGCTTGTTATCTTCAATCCTCACCGACATTCCTTCGGTGATTCTTGTCTTAATCCCATCGCTTGTATTTATTGGTTTATCTAACCAGATAGCTGCCAATTCACCCTCCATTTCGGGTTGCAAGGGATTTGCGAAACTCTTAGTTCCATTCCGATGAGCATGGTAGAGCGTCCATATTGACAGATTATTACAGACATCGCCTCTATTAAGTGCGTTCATTAGTTTCGTCTCCATTTAATTTAGATTGAACCGTATTCTTTTTATATTCTTCAACTTCAAGCTCAAGAATAATTGTGTCTGCCTGCTTAATGATTCTTTGAGCGTTGACACGTTCATAATTGATTTCGGGATGCTGTGGAGAATCAATTAATGTCATCCCTGGATTTCCCGCCAGTTCAAGTATCAACTTTTCACGGAAAGTTGGCGGTGGTTCAGGTACGAATAATCTATCTTTGTAATCTTGCTTTTCTTCGTCCCAATTCATATAAACGAAACCGCCGATTACTCTTGTTACGTATTGATAAACAATTAAATTTCCATCTCTTGGCGAAAGGGCTTTAACTGTATGCAATTCCATATCCATAAATTCTGTTAAACTTGTGTATGTAATCATATTACATCCTATCGAGCTTTTTTAAGTAGTCTGTTTTCTTCCTCAAGTTCTTTATTTACTCTCAATTCTCTGAAATAAAACTTGCAGTACCTTTCGGCAGCCAATTTATATTTAACATTATTTTTCTCCTTTTTACCGTAATAAAATTTGTTGTTTTCCTGATACCCCGTTGGTGCTATTATCATTTCAATTACCATCCAGACTATGAATACTGCGAAGTAGATTAGGATGTAGGTCATTATTAAAACTCCATTTCATAAATTAAATTTATCGCCTGCTGTTTGGTGGCGATTCCAAGCCTATTTTATAGCCTTTGCCTCGGTCTGCTATAATCGTAAAACCCTGTCTCCTCAATCGCTCCACTGCGGATGATACTTTGCGGACGTTAGATTGAGTATGAAGCATTCCGAGGCTATGTAGAATTTCTCTGGCAGTAGAGAAAGAACCGGATAGAGAAAGTCTCACTCTTTCGTCAAACTCGAAAGTATTCCTGATACGGAAATTGAATTCAACTAATATTTTAACCACCATCATTTCATTTCTCCTTCCGGCTGTGTTGGTTACAGCCGATTTCGTTAAGGTTTATATAGTTAGGAAATAGTACGAAAAAATGATTTCCGTGATGCCTGCAAAATCTATCTTCTTCTTTTACATGTTCGCAAGTCCCGCAATTCCTATCCTTCTGCCCTACATTCTTAAACTCCGGGCAGTCAACGCACTTAAGTGATTCCTGTTGTTTGATGTAGTCAACTATTTGCTGGGCTCGTAATGCGGGGATATGAGCATAAGTATGATTCTCTATTTCTTTTTCAAGTAATGTTACTATCTCTTTAATTTCCATTGTTGGCTCCGGTTAAGAATTATTTTAATTTCCAATTAAGACTACTGACAATCCGGTGCTAACCGGCAGTCTATTTTCCCTCTGATATTTCAAGAGATGCCTATCTGCATTTTTCAGCAGGAGGTTCACCTGTCAATCTTCAACTACTCTGTCAGCTAACAGAGAATTCGTCTACTGATATCCGCCAAGAATTTGTTGTTAGACTAATTGCCAGTATTTTTAATTTCATAATGTTAAGAACAGGGCTATAACTTTCACGTCACGGTTAGCATGCTTCCCGCTTCTGTATCCTACTTGCTATAGCCCATAATTTTAAGAACTCCATCCGGTACGTTTGCCTATTTCCAGATAGGCTTCTTTAGTTAGGAGCACAAAATGACTGTCATCTTTATTGGTTATCCTTATTTGCTTGTCACCTTCGTTTACCCTATATGAATAGCACTCTAAATTTGATTTATATTCAAATGGGAATTTCTTATTTGCCGCTTCTATCTCTGCCGGGGTGGCGGGAATAAATTTATTCTCCTTGGGATCATGTACGTAGTCTTTCTTCCCTTCAAATCTTATCCCATCAGAGCCTACTGATTTTACCTTTAGTATCCCCCCTAATTCAATTCCATCATTCTTTGTCCAATAATTTTCTTTAATACACTTCACATCATCCCCTTTCTCAAACTCATAATCATAAAGTTCGGGATGATTTTCCGGGGTGATATTGCTTTTAAGTACGTGTTTCATTTCTGCTCCTGATTAAAATTATCTAATAGGATGGCTTTATTTTTTCTAAAATATGGAACGTTGCAGGCATATTTAATGACTTTCTTCTCTTTCTGCATTAACGTCCAAGCAGTTTCATCACTCTGTACATATTTAGATAAATCTCCATAACGTGATTCTAAATTCGCAAAATATATTCTTTTAAGATATCCCCTTCTTGCACAATTTGTTGCAGTTGGTTGTGATGATCCCATCGCTTTTGCAATTTCAGTAAGTTGTAGTTTTTTGTCATTCATCAACGAAATAAAATCAAAAGCAACGCAACCTGTCCGTAAAACTCTTACTTCGAAATTTTTCGGCAGATAACCAAATTTTTTAGTGGAAAAGTTATAAAGCATGCCATCAGGTCTTACGATTTTGAGATTAATCAATGCCTGCGCCGCCAATAATTTTGGTTTGTTAATGTTAAATGCTTGTTTTGAACCGACAACTTCATAAAAGGTGTCGTTTTGTAAAACATAGAAATCGGGCGTATATCCTATGCCTTTTAATGCTTGAATTTTCGGTTGATAAATATATTGCAATTTAAGACGTTTGAGATATTCCGAAAACATCTTCTCTGATACGTTTGTTATTCCTTTTATCATTTTATCCCTTACACTTATTTTCAAGTAAACTTATGTGCTTATTTATTTTGATAAGTAATGTTGGCTGTTCATCTGTTTTTAGTGCAGTATATATTTGCTGTGGTTTTTTAGCAAATACTCTGGATAAATACTTCTTGCTCTTACCTAAAGTTTTAATTCTCCTTATTAGATCGGCTTGAAATTCTCTCAATTCTCTTTTCGTTTTGAAATCAAAATGCTTGTCTAATATCTTGCTCATTTTCGTTTGTTTGTTTGTTTATAAAAACTACTTGTGGAAACATAATAAACATTTTTTAAAAAAGCAAATTATTTTTTCACAAAATCTAAATTATTTTTATTTCCTCACATTTCAGTCTAAATTCGCATAAAATAAATGAAAATAATTTTTACTTGACTTTTAATTATTTTGTTAATATACTTGTATTAACAAATAATATTGACTATGCCAACGATAATAAGAACAGATGGAAAACAGAATAAGGAAGTCCTTTCCTTACTCAACAAAATTAAAAAGTTTACAAATAAGCCCCACAGGTTTAATCTGATTGATGCGCTTAAATATTTTTTAGAATATCTGAAGGAGAAGAAATGAAATTCATCATTTTATTGCAGCAAAATGAAAGGAAACTTGAAGAATATCTTTTACACGGGACTTTAGTCTGCGATGATTTGATTTATAGTGATTCTGGCTTAACCCCTCTTTTGTTTAATTCATTGGAGGCGGCAGACGCATACAGGGAGGAACACGAGATAGATGGTAGTATAGTTGAACTACCATTAAAGTAATAGGAAGGGAGAGAAATGAAACCTAAAATATACAACTATAATCATCGTGGCAAAATGGTTCATGTAAAGGCTTATAGTAAAAAAGATATAGGAACTTATTTCGGTGATTCAACTAAAAGCCTTAACGATTATTGTTCTATCACTGGATGGGAACCCGATAATCCTTCAACGAAAATTGATTTTGACTTAACCAAGCAGGAGAAAAAATAATGGATAACCTACTTGCAGAATTTATGAGAGATGAAAACTGCCGTCTGTCTCTTGGTGATAGATGGATGGTAAGGAGTAATGGAAACTGGGTAGTCTATGCTCGCTCTTACGGACAGAAGAAAACCAGAATGTTAATACAGACGCAGGATTTGAAAGAAGCACTTGCGGTATTAAAAGAGGGTGTGAAATGACTATAATAGAAGCCCTAAAAAGTAATGATGTAAGTCTTGAAATTATCCATAAAGGAAAATGCTTGTATTGGTTTAATGGGTTGTGGCATGTAGATGAAGGTGGTGTTAAAATAATTGAAACCGAAAGCGAAGAATTAGCCGTAGTTGAACTACTAAAAGATTAAGGAAGAAATGGGAACTAACTTTTATTATAAAAAGAATGTACACATTGGTAAAAGGTCTGCCGCAGGGTTTTATTGCTGGGATTGTAATATTACGTTATGCAAAAACGGCAACAACAGTATTCATCAAAGCGAAAGCAAGTGGCACGAGAAATGCCCTAAGTGTGGAAAATCTTATTTGGACGAAGGCTTTAATTCCAGTGTCGGACGGGAGTTGGGGTTTAATAAATCCCCCTATGGTAAGAAGGTGGGAGTTAGATCTTGTTCAAGTTTTACCTGGGCGATAGAGAAAGGAAAAATAAAATTCAGAAAGATTACAGATGAATACGGCAGACAATTTTCGAGGAAAGAGTTTGAAAAAATTTTAGAAGAATGTCCCGTGCAGTTTTATGACAATATTGGCAAAAGTTTTAGTTGAGGAAGAAATGAAAGAGATAGACGAAAAGTTAAAGCAAGCGAAAATGTTACTCGCCAATCCAGCAATAGATAAGTTAATTGAGGTTATAGAACTCCAGCAACAGCAGATAGAAGAACTTCAAAATTATGCTGTTGGATTAGAATTAAGAATTAGGACATTAGAAACTGGAACACAGGCGTGAAGGGGAGGTGACTTATTTATTTAGCACCGCTCCGTTTTCAATGTACCCGTTAAACCTCCAACCCTTTACATTATTATGCCGTACGTCCCCATAGACGAACTTCCCGGCATTAACCCATATATTGTGGCAGGGACGACCTTCAAAGCCTGCCAGAATGTGCGTCTGTCTCTTATCTGCCTTACCCTCGAAGGTGCTCATATTAACATTCACAGAGTATGAAAAATCATTGATTACAAGCCCTGTGTTACAGCCTTCAATCATCCCGGTTAATTCAACGCCTTGCGAAAAAGATAAATTCATACCTTCATTACAATTTTCAATCTTAAAATGCCCTACCATTTCATTCATTAAGTTTCCATCAAATCCGACATCACAGGTTTTGATAAATGCGTTAATTTTTGAAATCCAGCCTCTCATTACCATTCCCGTAGTGGCTCCGGATATATAAACTTTGTCAATATTGAACCGGTTATATCCTCGTGCGGGATCTTCCGGTCTTGAATGAATGCCGATAAACTTAGCATTTTTATTCCCGGATATAATGGCAAACTTTTCCGCCTCCATATATTCGCCATTGTCGGTAGGGGAAAATTTTAGCACTGGAGCATTATCAGTTATTAAAGATTTTAACACTGTTCCGTTTTCCCAATCGGGACTTGAACCGTAGATAGGTATAGCATAAGGAATAGTTTTGTGTACTTCGAAAATTCCGGCATCAAGTTTGAGCGGTCTGTGTAGAATTTTGGCAACTTCAGCATGATCTGAAACTAAGTTGCTGCAATCGCCCTTCATTGGTTTAACTTTTGTTAGTTTGATTCCCATATAATTATTTCTTTCTGATAGCTATATATATAATAGTCAAAATCAGGGATATTGTCAAAATCAGGGAGAATAATTCGTAACTCATACTTCGTAACCAGAAAAATTTACCAAGTATTCAGTAATCGGTGTTCCTAAGCCATCTTTACTAATAATTCCTTCTTTACAGAATTGAATTACTCCGGGGTTCTTTTTATTTCCCCATCCCATCAAATGTGCACCCGCTATTAGCCCTGAAAGAGTAATCATATTGCCGTTATAGTTCATACCTATGTACTTTTCTAATTTTCTCATAGCAAATTTCTTATAATCATTTGCATGCTTTTCAAAAAGATTATCCTGAAGCACCCTGTTATTAAGAAATTCATAAGTAGAAATAACGGTTTTAGATATCCAAAATTTAGGTTTCCATCCATCGATGGAATAGCCTAAATCATAAAGCCGAGGTTTCCCGAATTGGTACTTTCCAAGAAACCCAAACTTATTCAGGCAGTCATATCTTCCGCCTGATTCTCGTTTTCCAATAGCCTCACGAAAGGCAACATAATCCTTCATAAATTTTCCTCTTGAAAGTCAGAGACTAATTCCAGAGCTTTGTCCGGGCTCTGCATTATATTCTCGAATAAACCGGCGATCCTATTTCTTAACGTTAGCAACTTCATATTACATTCATCTCGTTGATTTTTGTAAGTTATCGCCACCTGTAAAAAGAATTCTACAATTTCTTCTTTGCCGTGGTTATTTAAAAAAGGTTCATTCATTTTCTTAGCCCTCCCGGAAGTTTCTCTTTTAACTTTTCATTGCCTTTATCTACAAGATCAGCACTGCCAAAAATATAAAAGACATATTCTCCAACAATTGCCGCAACAGTATATGGTTTAAATATTTTTGATGTTAAGCCTCCAATTAAGGCGATCCGTCTTTTAGAACCGTTAAACGAATGATATAGTTTAACGGCTTCATTTACAATTTTCTTCCACATTATTTCACCAGGTATTTATAAACCCAATTCTTCAAAGCAACAAGGATTGGTAATAATTCTTTTATGGCACTCTCTCTATCACCCACAACTATATCAAGTTCATCAAAGCAATTAGCCAACTCCAACGCTTCCGCCGGGGTAATGGTGTCCTGTGCTTCTTCAGAAACATGCTTTAGTGCGTCTGCAAAACCGAGAGCTTTCCAGCCCAAAGGGATAAGAGCCATTATCTTTGCCATAAGAGAAGTCCCTTTTTGTAGGAAGATTTTTGCTACACTTCCAAGAAAGGAAATTACACTTACTATATTCTTTACTCCAAATTTATTTAAGCTTACCGGAGTTAAACTATTAGGGATGCCGTATCTTTTTGCATCGTTCATTTTAGTACCTTTTATTTATTTACAAATAACTTTTTACCTATAAGGTAAAGAAGCATAATTATTAAAACTGTTTTTATAAGCACGAACATATCGTCGTACTTGTCTATTAACCACATATCGCACATTGTAGTCGGAATATTCAAACACAGTAATAAAAAGCAAATCCAGAATATCCCTTCTTTTGGATAAAGAGCTATCCCCACCAAAGGCAGGAACAGCAACCTTATATCCTTAGACAATATTTTAATAAGCCAATCAGTAACATTGCTGTCATAATTTCTTAGCGTTGGAATTGTTAGAAACAGCGACATAAGAATTAGAACAAACAATATTCTTTTCGCCTTATCCACTTATCCCGCCTCCGCCATGTCCCGGAGGAATTCCGTCGCCGTCTTTTGTTTGAGGTTTTTCTTGTAACACTTTTTGCAGGGCCAACAGAAGTTCCTCAATTTTTTTTAAGGATTCAGCCAGTTTATCTATCAACTCTGTCAATTGCTCTTTTTTCCCGTCCATTACTACTCTCCTTTTCATCATTTAAGAATTTTTTGATTATTAAAGTTATGCATATAAAACTAAAAAATCCCATCACTATGCTTGCCAAAATTATTACGATAAAGTCCCACATTTAGACCTCCCGTATTTTTATTCCTCTGGTCTTTTGCCCTCGATAGCTTTCTTCAATTGAAGTTCGTCATAATATCTTCTTAACTGGTCGTCATAAAACTTACTATATCCATTACCATCTTGTTTGTGATATGCGATATTTATGTCAGTCTTAACATTCAACAATTCGACCGAATCATAAATGCGCTCTATTGGTTCCTTGACGGCTTTTTTAATTGCTTTCAGAGTTTTCCAAAGTGCAACAACCGCACCGATTATAGTGCTTATAATTGCAAAGAAACCTGCCGTCAACTGCGTTGCTTCTGAAATGCCCGCCATTCACTACCTTTCCAATTTTGAATATTAAAATGTGTCCCTGCTTAGGTGGGGACACTGTTAATTTTATGGCGTATAGTAATGTATATCTACTGCGCAAGTAAGTCTTGAGCCTAAAGCATTTTTAATTACTACTCCGCTTCCTGCATCATAGACGCAAAACTTTTCATCTGTATCTGTATTAACTGCATTTATTGACCCAGCTTCAATATCAACTGTCCCATCAACTTTAAATCCAAATCTCATCCATTCTTGTCTATCACCAATTTGCGCATAGCCCCATCCAGCTACTCCTGTGGCTAAAGTTATAGTTCCATTATCAGCAAGGGAAGATTTCTCGCATTTATTATTAAGCGAATCCTGAACAATTAGATTGATGTAAAGATTTCCCCAGTAAGCATTCGACACACCAAGATTCATACTTAAAGATGTATTTGGGTAGAGTGCAGTCGCCGAAAATCCCATAGTAGTCGTACCTGTAGCAAAGAGAACGGTTCCTGTGCTGTTAGAAATGTAGCAATTGCTTCCATCGTGTCTTAGCGTTAAATTGTCATTTATTTTAATTCTTCCCAGCGAATCAACTCCCATTCTTAAAGTGCCACCAGTAGCAAGCCCCATAGT